GCCCTAGCAGCGTGGCTGCTACCACAACTATTGCACGATGCGCGCGACGAAAAGCGACGCCAATCAATTCGGAGATTCACAAAATGAGCATGTCATCAAGAACGGTAATTTGCGACGACGATGAGGGTTTGGACATCGAAGCAATTTGGACATTTACAGACGTCGTACCGGCTAAAACCTACGGAGACCCCGAATTTTGCCATCCGGCGGAGGGGGGCGAGTACGTTTCCGTGTCGGCATACGACGCGGACGGCGTCTATCGCAAAAACGCTGAGAAATGGCTGCGCGGAATGCTCGGAGACGACAGGTTCGAAAACGAAATTTCTGCAGCGCAAGAAGAAATGGTAGACGACTGTGACTGCGAATTTTAAACGCCCTTTTGGGAAAAAGAAGGAGATGGAAAAAGTGACAATTAAACAAATGACACGCCGCGAAGTGACGTCGCTTATTGACGCGAGGCGACAGCTACCCGGCTACGGCGATAACGCTGCGACATGGACGCTGACTGACATGGCTGGCTGGCTACAAGAGCAGCTGGGAAGGGAGGTTAGCGATGCGCAGGCTAAAAACTTTGCGAGAGACGCCGATATCAAATTGGTGCCTCGTAGGCCAGTTTATAGCCCGCGTCGCAGCATGGACAGCGGCACAAAGTTTATCGGGAATTGCCTGGCCGACTTATATCGAGCGACTGGCTCGCCGGTGCCAGACTACCTTAATAAATGGTTGTCGCATCGGTTAACGCTTGACGAGGCCGCGGGCGAGCGTGCGTCGGATATTGCTCGCGCCAATGCAGACGACCGAGACGCCTACGTCGCGCGGTTGCGGGAAAAATTCCAGTGACGTGTGACTGGCTGATTGTCGAGACCGGCATTGCGGATGGTTCTCGCTACAGCATTCACGAGTGTTTGCAATGCTCGCGCGAAGCCGTCGTTATTGACGGCAGCGTCAACCTGTCGCAGTGGCAATGCCCAAGCGACACTGCACACAACGGAGATTTTAAGCATGACAACAGCAACAGATAGTTTGGCTGAGTTGGCCGGACGAGACCTGTCAATCGAGGGGCCGCGCTTTTACATGGGAGGCAGTGACGCGGCCACGGCGGCGAACATGAATCCCTACAAGAGTCGGTATTCGCTGATCATGGAAAAGCGCGGCGCATGGCAGCCGGAAGACATTAGCGACCTGCCGGCCGTGCGATTTGGCAACGAGTTGGAGGGATTTATTGCTGATGAGTTTGCGCTTCGCACGGAACTCAAAGTGCGCAGGCATTCGGCCGCCATTATCCATCCTGAGCATGACTGGATGGTGGCTCACATCGACCGGCGGATTGTCGGCCGGAACGAGGGCCTGGAAATCAAGAACCGTGGCGGCCGGATGGCCCAGCATTACGGTGCGGGCGACGATGGAGAGCCACGCATCTACCCGCCGGATATGCTGCAATGTCAGCACTATATGGCCTGCACCGGCTGGCAGCGGTGGCACCTCGCCGTCTATTTTGGCGGAGCCGACTTTCGGACGTATGAGATTGAGCGAGACGATGAGCTTATCGACGGGCTCATAGAAATCGAGTCTGAGTGCTGGGCGCAAATCACATCAGCAGACCCGGTCCAGCCGGAGTGGTCAGCGCCAACCGTGGGCAAAGATATTCTCCGCACATGCCCTGGCACAAACGGGGAGATCCTCACGCTGAGTGAAGAGGCATTGCATTGGCACGAGGTGGCCGTCATGGCTGGCGAGAAGGCTAAGCAATATTCGGCCGCGCGTGAGGCCGCGCTGAACCATTTGCGCTGGGAGATGGGCGAGGCTGCAGGCGCCATGATTCCAGGCGTCGACGGCGGATACACTCGCAAGCTGCGCAAGCGCAAGGCGTTTAGCGTGGAGGCAAGTGAATCGATGGTAATGACGTACACAAAGAAGGACATTGGGTAATGAGCAGGGAAATTACGACGTTGCCACCGGGGCAGGCAATCGCCCCGATTGTGCCGCAAACCATTAGCGAGATGATGGAGTTTGCGAAACTCATTGCCGTCAGCAAGCTGGTGCCAAAGGATTATCAGGGCTCGCCGGAAGATGTGCTGGTCGCCATGCAGAAGGGCATGGAGCTGGGCCTGACGCCCATGGCCAGCCTCTCGACCATTGCGGTGATTAACGGGCGCCCAGCCATGTGGGGTGACGGCATGCTGGGATTGGTCAAGAGGCACCCGCAGCATGTAGCGACCGAAGAGTATTTGACGGTCGAGGAAAACGGAGGCATGACAGCCACCTGCATATGCAGGCGTGCAAACGAGCCGGACGTTATTCGCACGTTCAGCGAAGCGGACGCACGCACGGCTGGATTGCAAGGCAAAGCCGGGCCGTGGAAACAGTACCCAAAACGTATGCTGCAGATGCGCGCCCGCACGTTTGCATTGCGTGACATGTGGGCTGACGTGTTTGCTGGGCTGACGTCAGCCGAAGAGGTGGGCGACTATTCGCCAATTGAAGTCAGTACCGTCAAGCCTGCCAGCACTGCTGAGTCGGTAAAAGCACAGATGCAACTCGACCGCAGCGTAAAGGCATTCACTGACCCGGCGCCCGCCGAGGCGGAGGCCCAAACCATTGACGCTGAAATAATTGAGCAGCCACCGGCCTCACCGGTCGAGGCTGAAGCTGTCGAGGCGGACGATGGTGAGGGCATGCACAAAGATGTATTTGAACGTCTGGCATGGTTGCTCGACTTTGCGTCAGATGAAAAGTCTTACCGCGACGTGCAGGTTGAGGCCAGCGGAGCAAAAGAATCCATGTCGGCTGAGCAAATCAAGAACCTGGCTGGCATGATGAAAGTTAAGGCATTAGCGCTGAACATTCAGTGCAAGCGAGGTGAGTCTAATGGGTAGGGGTGTAAATAGGGTGACGTTAGTTGGGAATCTTGGTCGCGACCCGGAAATCAGGGCGGCTAATTCCGGCACGCAAGTTGCTAATTTCTCGGTCGCTACGGCTGAATCAGTTAAGCGAGGCGACAGCTGGGAGGACCACACCGAGTGGCACCGTTGCGTTGCATTCGGCCGCACGGCTGAGGTCATTGGCCAGTATCTGTCAAAAGGTTCGCAAATCTACCTTGAGGGTCGATTGCGCACGCGCAAGTACACGACTAAGGACGGCACTGAGAAATCATCAACTGAGGTGTTGGTCGATGTCATGAACATGCTGGGCCAGAGGCCAAGCGAACAAAGAGATGCCGCGGGCTCTTCCTGGGCAAAACCAACTGCTAAGCAGACCAACGATTTCGATGACGATATCCCGTTCTAGAATAAGCGTTTGCGCAATTGTCCTCGTCGAAGGGTAGAGCTAGGCCAGCAGGCATCACGCTGGCCGAATTTTGCGAGCTGCAGGCAGTCGGATTGATTCACACAATGCCGTGCGGCGACTGTAACCGTATTGACGAGACTTGCGACCAATGTCTGGCCGACATCAAAGCTAGCCACACCTTCTGCAATTTTGCAGAAGGTTCAGGTCAGGGGTCACCCCATCGCCTTATGCACAAATAATTAAGCTACGCAATTGCGGAGAAACTATTGTTATGAGAAGTCCAGAAGGTAATTCTTTTCGCCCTATGCCTTGGAAGTCTTTGAAACGACTATCGAACGACGATTTGATAGATTACGTTAAGAGATTCGGTCAGCAGGACTGGCGAGCCACTTTATTTCTCGTCCAGGTGTATCAAGATTTATTGAGCGAGCTCGACAAAATGGCTGCCTATCACGCCGAGCGTTAGCTACGGCCATCTCGGTCCAAACCACTTAACTGCCCTCACCATGAGGGCAGCTTTAATATTGCTGGCGCCGTCATCCCGCAACATCCGACCAAACAGATTTGCCGCGACATCAGAGGAAACTTGCTTAGGCCTCCGCGCACAAAGGAAGTCATGAACCAGCGCGGCCCTCATGACGCAACTATGAGACGGGCTGTAAGTCGTATACCACGCGCCTTTGGGTACGCTCGCGCCATCAAATTGAAACCCGGCGGGGATACTGAAGCTTTCAAGATTTGCCATAAACGCAAATTCTTCGACAAGCTCCCAGCTATTTTTGTTGCCTTTATTCGGTCGCAAAACCGGCATGCCGCCGCTCATTTCGACCTGGCCAGCTTTCGCACGCCAAGCACGCGGCTAAGCGGGTACGATTTGCGAGAGACTTTGTCGCCTTGATTGCCCCCGACTACGGTCACGCTTCGGCATTCTATATCGACCGAGTCAAAAAACGCGACGTGTCCAGGTGCCTTAATAACTTCGGGGCCTGGAGCCCACCGGCCCCGAGAAAAAATAACTACGCAATTACCATTGGCTTTTTCTGGCGAGACTTCTGTGCCAACGCGCAACCAGCTACGCGCTCTGAGCGAGTTGCTACGGGTTAGTCCCATGTTAAACGCCACCCAGGCCGCAAAACCTGAGCACCAAGGTACTGAGTCGTCTTCTGGCCAATCAGCGTCAAGTTTCAACATTGCCAATATAGCCGGGTTCGCCTCGTGACCAGGCACTTCCTTGAGTCCAAGATATTGTGACGCGCAATCAAGCGCCGTCCAGTTTGCCTTGCTCATCAGCTTTTATCTCCTTGGGTTTTAGGCGGCAAGCAATGCCGCTTTGCACTGGCATGTAACCTTGCTCCATCGCTTGCGTCGCGGCCATTTGCAAAATCACCCTGCCGTGATCGCCAGCCTTGGTCTGACACTCTTCCATCGAGTTGTACAAAATTGGAGTCGGAACCCGGCGGCAATCGGGACTCGAAGTGGGTACGGTTAACACACATAGGACTAGAAACAGCTCAACCATGTAGTCAATCCTCGAGTAAATCAAATTATGATGTTTTTAGAGTCCCTTTCCCGCTCATAGCACCTGCCAGGTCATTCGCGGTTGGATCTTCGGTTACGATGCGATGAAGCCGCATTACTGGTGGACGCCGGATTCCAGGGAAGGCTGGGCATTTTTTTGCCCGCAGAGCGAGTTGCAGAATATTTCCACCCTACCATCAGTCGGGGAGTGTCAGGTGCCGCAGAAATTGCCAGCGCCTGATAGTAATCCGTACAAGCGCGGCCCCAAGCCGCGCTTGCCCCCCTGGTGGGTAAGTAGCTAGACCCCCTGACCAATGACATCGCTGTAGTCCGCATTAGATTGCGATGCCCCAGAAGCGCGCGCTTCCATCTTGGCCCAATGGTCTGTGCGCGCTTGCGTCAAGATGCTCGGCAACGCATTGCGCCGCGCTTCGCTGGGCAGCGCCATCCATTCTGATACGCTCAAGTCTGGGTGGCCGTTCCATTCGTGTTTGAGCAATTGCCCGCCAAATTTCGGATGCCGCACTTTCAGGATAAATAGCAACCCACTTAGTACGCCATCGTTTTCAAGCTCTTGAACGTCGATGATAGTGTAATTCATGGTTATACCTTAACAATCCAGCTAAGGATGAGCGCTGGTGGTAAGTTGGTGTGAGTGCTTCCACTGCCTTGACTGCCTGTGGAAGTCGCGGTGCTGCCCGTGCTCTGACCACTGTTTACGTCTGTGGCGTTTCCAGTTGGAGCGGTGTAGGAGTGAGCATGAGAGGCCAGTTCTGCGACCGCCAGAGCATGAGCCTCAGTACCACCACTGTCACCCATGACAGAGCCATCTACACCCGTCTCAGCGGACGTGATGCGTGTTGCGCTGGATTCCTTACCGAAGATGGTGCGGCCAGTTGCGTCAGGGATAGCGATGGTCTTGTTGGCGGACCAGTCAGCAGCAGCGGATGCGCCGCGACCAGAACTAACCGCCGCCTCGCTGTCTGCAAAGTTGTTCCAGAGCAGGTTAAATAAGTCTTCGTTGTCAGCACTCGCTTGTGTCGCGCCAGATGATGCGCTGCCAAGCGTGTCCCCATTCAGCAGCAGCCAGCCGGTGGGTGCGGTCGTGCCAAGATACGACGTCACAGAGCCTGTTGGCACTCCCCCGCCGGCGGCTGCATCTGCCCAGCTTGGCAGGCCAGAGGCTAGCGTCAGGATCTGCGTGTCCGTACCTTTGGCCAGCCGGAAAGGCTCACCAGCGGCACCGTAGTACAAGATGTCACCAGAAATGCCATGCTCTAGCTTTGCTAGTGTGACTGCGTTGTCAGCGATATCAGCGGTGTCGATCAACCCTGTACCAGGCGTAAATATTGTCAGTAACCATTCGCCGTCGCTTTGGTCGCCAATAAAATTCTTAACGTCGTACTGGTCGGTGATGACATGCGATGTCACCCCGTTAATCGTGTCGGTGCCCTGCGCCTGCACCGTGACGGTGTTTGCGTCGCCAGTCATTTTGGCGACGGCATAGCGCTGGTCCGCCGTCTCGCTGCTCAGGTCAGGCAGATTGACCACCACGCTGCCGCCTGACGTATCGACCTGGAACAAGTCTCCGTCCTGCGCATTTGTGATGGTATAGGGCGAGTCTGCAAACGCGACATTCACGACGTCTTTGAACAAGCCGCTGGATGCCGAAGCCGCAGCCGCCGCTGCGCTGGTCGCTGCATTACCCTCTGATGTCGCTGCATTGCCTTCCGACGTGGCCGCATTACCCTCCGACGTGGCTGCGTTATTTTCGGAAGCCAGAGCATTGCCTTCGCTGGTTGCAGCCGCCGCTGCGGCGTTAGTTGCATTAGTCTCTGAGGTTGAGGCATTGCCTTCTGACGTGGCCGCATTACCTTCTGACGTGGCCGCATTGCCTTCCGACGTTGCCGCGTTATTTTCTGAAGTCAGCGCATTGCTTTCGCTGACTGCAGCTGCAGCAGCGCTGTTGGTCGCATCACCCTCTGACGTGGCTGCATTTCCCTCTGACGTGGCTGCGTTATTTTCGGAAGTCAGCGCATTGCTTTCGCTGGTTGCAGCCGCGGCAGCGCTGGCAGCTGCGTTGTCAGCTTCGCTTTCCAGTTGCGCCAGTGTTTTGATCGATGCAATTGGCTGCCCGCCGACATCGAAGGCGAAAACTTTGCTAGCCCTATCCGACAACGCTGGCAAAGCCCCGAACGAATCCTCAGTAATTGGCGCAGATACTGTTCTGTCGGAAATTTCGTTTTGTCTAAGGTTCTGACGTACCAGCGTATCGAGCGCGGCCTCGATATCGACCGGGCTAATGACGCCGCCCCGCGGTAGCGCCGTCTGCTGCAGGAACGCCGGAGCAAGCCGGACGACTAGCGTCTCGCCAACCTGCGGCGTGTAGTCGGTCGGGCTGGTATCGACCGTAACCGTCCCGGCTGCACCAATTCCTGCGCCAGTAAGCGTGTACTCCGTGCCTTCCATCCAGCTCGTTTCGACGCCGCTAGAATCGATTAGAACGACCGATACTTCGTTGTTCGCGCTAAACAAAAATGACGTGCTGAACACGGTCGTGGCGCCGTCGCCTGCATAGGTGATTTTATTAGTCTCACTAGAAACGGTCATCTATCTATCCCCTGTTAGCAGCAATCGCTGCATACCTTCCGGCGTCCAAACGTCTTCAACTGGGTTGCTGAGATCGCCTTTCTCGTATTTGTGCAGCCATTCACCCGACCTAATTATTTGATTTGTGCCAGGAACACCACCCACAAAACCAACAGCTCTTGCCATCGCCTTCACGGCTGGTGCATCCAATTCGTAATCTTCGCTTGTAGCCATTTGTACCACCTCCTTAACTCCACCTACAGCGGCTTTTCCTACCGACTCCGCAGGGCTTAGCGATGGGTCAAATCCAGACGCAGTAGCCGAAGCTATATCCCGCACTAAAAACACCTGCCCGGTTGCATACAAAAAAGTCTGCAAAGCAAGCCATTCCGAGTGCGACATTTTCTTCTCGTCTTCCTCTGTGAAGTTCTCAAGGAGCAACGCGCCGAGCACGCCGGGGATCAGGGTAAGAATAGTCGAATGGTACGCCCATCCGGCCAAGTTTTTTGCGCCGTCAACCACGCCATCTGACTGACCGATTTGTCGCCATGCTTCAGTCTGCAACTGGTAGGTGGTGTTAAAGTACGAGCCGAACATCGTTATTAACTTGCCAAGCTCGCTTTGCGACTGAATGTTTGCCAGATTAAGATTGCCGCCAGTTCCCTGCGACCTACGCACGGCCATGTCGGCGTACTCAATCGCCGAGGCCTCGTCGCCTGCTCGCACCCCTTTGGCATTGCCAGCCATTGCTTTTTCATATGCGCCCAGCCATGTTGGCATGGCGACCGAGAAAACGTCCAAGTACATCATGGGCGCAAAAGCTACTTTTTGCACCGCCTTGGCAACACCTGGAATGCCAATTTTGTTTTGAACCTCGTTTAGTTCCCGCGTCGCAGAACGCGCGCGCCTCCGCATAAACACGCTCTTGGCAAATACCTGTCGAGTCTGTTTGTAGTGCGAATAAATCGGTGGCCTGGCAGCCAATACATTTGAGCCTAAATTGCTGCCCGTTAAATACCATTGGATGAGGCCCCTGGCAAAATAAACAGGGCCAATAACGCTCAAAGATTGAAACAACCCAAGAGGCTGGCTCAGCACACTTCTCAGGTTGAGGCCCATAATCGCGTTTGACGCTTTCAAACGAAACCAGCGCCAAGTCTTGTCAGCAGGGGAGACGCCGCCGCTGCTTCCTTGTGCAACAGTCATGATCGTTGTCCGCATTTCTTTCAGTCCAGACTCACCGATGACGTCCTTAATAGCGTCGCTGATACCTGGGTCTTTCAGAATTCTGTCAGCGTTAATCACAGCCTGTCGAAATGCCAAATCCTGCGTGACCTGCTCGAAATGCTCCATTAACGCATCAAAGCCTAGTCGGATCGGGCGACCTCCTGACCCTTTGCGCGCTAGCGTGTGGTTATGCGACGTCATGGCCGACCCAGGGTTGCCGCCCGTCACGGCTGACATAATGTCTGCAGCCTTTTCGTTGGCGACTCGCTCACTCCTGTGCGGGTTGTACTTAAGCGGGTAATAGCCGCCAGCAATTGCTTCGCCGTTAGACGTAAAGGCGAGCGGGGCTACTTTTGGTGGCACGACGCCCGTCTCTTGTTTTTCGAGATTCTTAATCCCTATCGACAAAAAGCGTCCGCTGTCGTCGTAGATATCTTCCCAAAACGAGTCGACCAGCTCGAAAATTTGCCGCACAACCTTTTTGTCTTTGCCGGTGAGCATGTCCAAAACTATTTGCAACGACGCCGCGTTCCACTCGGTTTCTCCGATTGCGTTGCCGTCTCTGTCCCTTGGCGTGAAATCGTCTTTCAGCGCCTCGTCGGCCAGCAAAGCCGCGAGCGAACTTTCGTTGCCGGCATTGAGTGCAATTACTAGCCGCTGCTCGTGGGAAAGGCTAACAGAAGCGCTGATGCCGGGAACCTGAATCGCCGACCCGTTGAATAAATTACTTTGATACCACGTCGCGCCATTGCTGGACATGCGTCGGCGCTCGTCAAAGCCATAAGCTCCGAAAATGTCGCCCATCGCCTTAACAATAATTGCGCTCATCTCCCCCTTCGCGTCTTCGCCAGCTTGTAATGGGCGGAAAAGGGCTCTCCACATCGGCCCCATGTCATCAAACCCATCAAGCTCTCGAATAAAACTTTCTATTTTCCTGTGAGCCGCGAGGAACCAGTTCTTTTTAGCCGCGGCTGCTTCTTGCACTGATGTTGCAATATAGCCAGGTTTCACCGCTTTTCGCGGCCTGGCTTTTGTTTTCTCCCGAATCGACCTCTGCAGTTCCATGTGAAACAATCCACGCTTCACGCGCTCAGCTTCTGAGTTACGGCGCCCTATGTTTTCGATCATAATCGACAAGTCGTTTAGCGCAGAAAATTCTCCGGCTGTCATCTCTGACCAATGTTTCAGCAGAAACAGCTTAGGCTGGTATCCGTTTTCGTCGAAGTCGCCAACTGTAGCAAGCTCGCCTGGTACGCTTAGCGCCTCCCCTTGTGCCTGCTTTGCTTCAATCCACCCCATCACGCTGGACGCCAAAGCTTGGCTTTCTTGCGGGATGCGGCCAGCTGCCTGGAACTGTTTTGGCGAATCCTTTAAGCCAAATACATTGAGAAGATTCTTCAATTGACCAATGTATTCAGGCGACACCCGCTTCGGGTCAATCTTGCCCGTTTGAAGTTTGCGCAGCCGCTTACGCTGGCGCCTTACTTCATCGCGAATCTTTAAGCCTTTTCGAAACATCTCATGGTTAAGCAAGTGCAGCTGCTTGCTTTCGTAAGCCCCCAGTGTGTCGCCCGCCGCGGCACGTCTTTCTGCCTCTTGTGCATGACGTACTGACGCCGCCTCATATTTCAGCGGCGACAGCAAGTCGCGCAATGGCGTCAGGCTAATAATCTCATCCGCCATTGCCTTGGCCAAAACTCGTGTTGTCTTTGGCTTGCCGGCAATCTTTGCGAGCGCGTTTAGCTCGGCCAAAATTACCTTTTGACGCGCCTCGTGATATAGCCCCTCACGGATAAGCCGCTCTCGCGTACCGTCGTTCGCGGGGTCTCCAAGTTTCTGCCTAACGCGCTTTGCAGACTCATTATCAATAATGTCTTGCGGTGGCGCCAAATCTCGCATGGCGGCCACCAGGGCGGCGCCATCTTCGTAGCCAAGGGCTGAGGCCAAAAGCTCCGGGCTCGCACCATTGGGAGTGTACACAGCCTTGCCGCGTGGCCCTCTTGGAATGGCCGCAAGTTCTTTCGCCGAAAAGCCAGCGTCGGTCAGCGCTTTTTTGTCGAGGCGCTGGCCTTGCAGCCTTTGACGCAACTTAAGCCGCCCTATCGGCGCATCTGACTCAGCAGGCAGCGTGCCGCCAGTCAGGAATAGCCAAGCCTTGTATTGCGGCATAGCCCACAATTCTGCAGCTACTTGCTTCCGCTCCGCCTCATAGGCGGCCTGCCATGCGGCCTCTTTCTCGGCCTGCTCCAACTCTGCCTCGACCTGCAATAAGCGCTCTCGGTCTAGTTCTTCAGACTCGTCTTTTGCAGCCAAGTAAGCCGCGGCCTCTGGACCTTCCATCATGGCCGCAATCGTTGGCGACGCATTAACGTCGATGCCTGCGCTTTCGCGCATCATCTGCAGCTCTTCATCGGTCGCCAACATCCTGTCAAAAACGTCATTGATCTCCGGCGACAAGGTTGTACCCAGTCTGCGCAACCGCGTGTAAATAAAAGTGAGCCAACGGCGGAACGTGGCAAATGCTGTTTTGAGCCGCGGGCTTGGCGCTTTGCCCTCCATCAAATACTTTTCAAATGAGCGCGCCAATATTTCTTGCCGCTCTTCTGCCGCCTTTCGCTCCTCTTTTGTTTTGGTCGGGTCGAACGCATCCATGTCGTAAGCGCTTTGTGCGCCCACGAGTTTTAGCATGTCGGTGTAAATGTCTCTGATTCGCTGCGGCGCGTTTGGCGCCAATGCCATGCGCTCTATCAGCGCCACAAAAACATGCCCGCTTTCATGCAAGAACGTCGATTTGTCTGCGCGCTCAAATAGCGTGATGATAGTTTTTTCTGGCTGAAACTCGGTTGAGCCAAGTGGGTCAGCTTCCGCTGTTGCAGTAGCAGGCTGATTCAGTATCGCGCTCTTTTCTTGGTCAGCAACCGGCTGCCCGTTTTCCTGCAACATTGTGATGGCGTCTTCATCCCACACCACAAAATTGCGCGTGCCTTCGCCTGCTGCGCGACTACCACTATCCCAATACTTGATGCCAGGGATGCCTAGCTCGTTGAGGCGAGCGGAAGCCTTGTCAGCGCCGCCGAGAGACGAATCCAGTAGTTGATAAAGTTGCCTTCCTGTATCACTTGGCGAAATAGTGTCGCCAATGCGCGCAAACTCGGATTCCCCATCAATAAACCCGCCCGTGGCCTCGTTTATTTCGTCCCATACACTCGTGCCGAACTCGTCGCCATAGCCACCGAACTCTAGCGCCTCTTGCACAACCCGATCAAAGCGCTCTTGCGAATATCCAGGCGGGGCCTGCGTATCGAACAAGTCTTGAAGTGTGCTTAAAAGCTCATCTCTGTTTGGCGCAATTAAATCAGGCAAATGCGCTCTTACCGCTTCCGGCTGCTCGCTCAGCGGCGCATCCCAATCCAGCATGTTTTCAACGGCGCCGTCTGCAATGTCTACCGTGTAGATGTTGCCCGTTGATATTTGCTCATGGGCTGGGACGCCCTCTGCTTCTAGGATAGCCGCAGCTGCTCGGTCCCTTTCGACAAACTTTTTTGTCGCTGATGCAAAGTCCCAGCCGCCTACCTCTCGCAGGTGGGCCTCCATGTTGTCGGCATCTTTGTTAAGCTCGGCAGCAGCCAGGACCGCGTCAAAGCCACTTGCGCGATACGCCTGCACGGCATGGTGCCTTGGGTTCTCGCTGTCCCAGATGTGACCTTCAACCTCAATTCTCATGGGGCTAAGAAAGTCTCGATAACTCTCGGCCGTGTCCTGACTCTCCGCAAAATAGAGTCCCCACCCGTACGCTTGGGCGCCTTCTCCGGTGCCAATCTTTTGGAGTGAGAACCGGTCTACTTTGTGCGGTGTGCCGTGGAATGCCGGTTGGAATAGCGTGCGAGTTAAATCGGCCTCAGACCTGTACGGCTGCTCGGCGTTTCGGTTTTCCATGTAAACCACGCCGGGTCGCCCAAAACTAAAGCCCTCAAACGTTTTGTAGTCCCAGCCATCGGGCTTGTACTCTTCGTTCCAGGTGTCTCGGCCAACTTCGATAAATCCAGACGCCGCATACAGGTAGGGTAGAATTGTGTCAAAAGCATCTAGCTTGGTGCCGCCTTGATGAACCGCTAGAGCTAGGAAGTACGGCACCACCCCCTTGTGAGGCGATCCTTGCAGGTTAAACACAGACACAATGTCGCCGTCCGGCTTAACTGCAAATCCAGCCTTGCCGTCGTCGGTAACCCATAGCTGCATGTCTTTGTACGCAGACTCAGGATACACGTACACGGCTGCGCCGAATTTGCTCTCGGCTTTGCTTTGTTCGATGAGCTTAACGAATGTGGCCGCGTCCGCTTCAACCACGGCGGGCGCGGAAAAGCCAGACTGAGTAAATGCACTGACTAATTCGTCGCTGGCTACCAGCCTGCCATTCTCGCCATCTCTGCTACGTCCTCCGGTGACGCCCCTAATTCGTCCGCTGCTTTCATCAACAAATCGTCTTCGTAAACCGAAGACGGCCTGTTCGCGTCTCGTAACTGGCGCAGGTGCTGTTCTTTCGATTGCGGCGTTGGCTTCGAGAATTGATCTTCGTTCTTCATGCGTTTGCTTTGCTTCGCTTTCATTAACTGCCCTACCTTCTCGCCAAGTCCATTCTGGCATTAACCCAATTTTCTGCTCGGCAAATACAGTGTCTTCGGTTGATGCCGTGCGGTTTGCTTCGCCCGACGGGCCAAAATTCAACCAACTGTTTTGGCCCCTCGTCTCTGACGTGACGGCCCCTGCCGCTTCGTCGCTGTACAAGCGAATGTGCGCCTGCCACGCGTTCTCTTCTCCACGGCCGCGAAACAAACTGCCTTCCAGGCCATGACCAAACACATCGTGAACAATGCGAAACACATCGTTAGCGCGTAGCCGCTGACCGTTTATCTCGTAATCAGTCCAAGCCAGCAGTGGGTTTTCCGCTATCTCGCTGTCGTCAATTTGTCCTAGCGTGCCGTCTTCGTTTGTGCCGTAGCCAAAGTCAGTAGGGAAGAACCACAAATGCTTGTTGACGCTCATGTCTTCAAGCGCTTCGTTCACTGTCGGGTATACGTTCTCGAAACCCTCTACCATTGGGCTAAATGTATAGCCCAGCTCCAGAATGTATTCGTACTGGGCAAGGGTTTCGCGAATCATGGCGTCGTAAGACGCTTGCACGGCCGGGTCATTGGGCGCGTGCTGCATGTCTTCGTATGCCTGCGCAATACGCTGCGCCAGCTCTGCATCTATTTTTGCATATTCTGCCTGGTGGTCATGCTCTATGCCCGCCTTGCGTGCGTAGTCTGCCGCTGCTTCGCGAAGCCCCGGAACCGCGCCGGGGCTGCCCTTCTCTAATCCTTTGAGACGCGACCTGCCGTTCTGCCCGGTGAGCCGAACCGCCCCCTGCTCTGCCGATACAGGCGCATCTGCCAAGCTTCCTCGTCCAGGTCGGTCGCTGTCGGGTCGTTCATCCGGTTGCGCCTGTCCATTATTATCTCGCTGGTAGAGGGTCCGTTTGATTTGGGGTCCAATTCCCAGGGCGTCCCCGTCTCCAATAGGTACGCCCGTAGCGCCGAGCCCCTCGGCATATTGTCTGGATCGAATATTAGATTGAGCCAGTTCTCCATCGTAACTGGCAGTCCGTGACGGATCAGATGCTGTATCTCTGCTGTCGTCGCTGGATGCCCACTTTGGTGCCCGAAGTCCACCTGCTATCTCCAATATTTGTGAGCGCGCAGCATCTTTGCTAATGGCGCCGCGCTCGTATTGCGCCCAAATCGCCTCAACGGCGGCTTTGTTTACGTTATTCTTGAACGAAGGTAGGAATATACTACGAATTGCCTCCCAGGTAATAGACTGAACTTGCCTGGGTAAGCGGGCAATCCGAGGATTATTGGCTACCCGCCTATGGGCCTCTGCCAAAACACCATAAACTCCAGCGGACCCGGTCACCGCATTCTTGGGGGCGCCTGCTCCACCAAAATTCTGTATGACAGGCGTGTCGGAACCACCTAATGGCAGCAGCCAGGAAGCGGCAACGGCATGCGTGTCAATGGTCACTTCGCCATAGGGGCTATTTGGCGATAGAATATTGTTGTAAAAATTGCGTACTTTGTGCTCGTTCCCAATGTACGAACTAATGCCTTCGACAGACGGGTCTCGCAGTACGGCGATGGCTTTGCCTATTTCGCGAAAAGACCCCCAGCCTGCTTTTAATGGCGTCACTCCGTCGTCGGCGAGCGCCAACTCCCCAAAAGCCCCTTCTGGCGTGACTAGCCTGTATTGTTTTGGGTTCTCGGCTTCGTCATACGCACGCAGCCACATCGCCCGCTGAATGTCGCCCTCTTTGCCTTCAGGTATATCGACGTACCGTAGTTCGCCGGAAAATAAATCTCTATGCTGACGAAGCTTAATAGCATTGCCGCGCTCTTCAGCCAACCACTCAGCTTTTTTCTTGGCGCTTTTTTTGGCCCAGTTCTTTGGCCTTTTTCTTGGAGCGTATTTGCTTTCTGCATACGCCTTCATCGAATCCAGCGCAGGCATGTTGACCGTGTTGCCAGTCGTAAGATGCGAATGAATATCTAAAACGCGCTGCGCCAGCGTGACATTCTTAAACCAATCCATTTGAGGGCTAAGGGATGCCAGGACCGCAGCGACTGCGCGGTCCGGCACTCCGTATATCTTTGACCACTCCGTCGTTATTCGGCGAGCGCCGTCGTACCACTTGTGGCTGCGCTCGATATACTCGGGGTATTGGTCAAGCACGAGGTCGTGCAGCCATGTGAGGTTGTCGACAACATGCTCGACCGCCTCTTCGATAACTGCGGTCGGGTCGTTTGATTGCGTCTTAAATCCAGGCGTTGACCTAAGCACAGACGCAATCTTTTCCAGCGCGGGCGGCGCCAGTTGCAAAATTTGATCTATCCCAATCGAAAGCGGCTGCCCGTCATGAACGGCCTGTACAGCCTCTCCCGCGGTGTCTTTCCCTGTAGGCACCCTAGTAGACATTTGAAACGGGTGCGTGCCGTCAGGGCGCTGCTGGTCCGCTTCTGAGTCGAGCATTTCGTAGCGCTGAAAAAGAATTGGCGCGAGCAGCCCTGCGTCCTCTTCTATCGCGGCGTCAAGCTGCTCAAGCTGGCCGCTTGTCAGGCCTTCGGTTGCGTCCGCAACAAGCTCGTCGATTTCTTGCGCGGCCTGCTCCAGCGTTTGAGGCTGAGCGTCTATGCCTTGGTCCGTTAGTTGGTCGCGAATACTTTGCTCATCCGCTTGCAATCCAGCTATATACGAATCGACTGCGCCCGCGTCATCAGCAGACCGAACGGCAAGCTGCTGTAGCTCGGCCGCATCTTCTGGGTCGAAGTTCAGCGATTCCAGGCAGGTATCTAGACTCATGGGTCAACGCGCTCCAAAAATTTTCGTATGACGTACATCAGCACTTCGTCGTCGTCGCCGTGCGGCGCCTTGTCAATGCCGCGCCTAAATATCGGCATCCCCATGCCGCCGACGGGAAGTGGCCCCGGCTCAGGCTCTGGCGCAACCGCACGATTGACCCAGCCCAGCGCAAACGTGGCGTAAGGAAACTCACTTTTCCAGCCAATCGGGAACGTATCCCCAGCTTCGCCGGATGGTCCCGGCGGCGGCGTAACGCCAGATAACGCAACGCCAAAATGGTCCTGGTCGAAATGCTGCTGGCCAAGATGCGCAAGACGCGGGTGCTCAAGTCGAGCAGTCGGGCCTGTTGCACCCGAAAGCGCGACGCCAAAGTGATCTTGGTCGAAATGCTTTTGACCCAGGTGTGCAAGGCGCGGATGACGCAAAGCGGCAACGGCCGCGCCTGGCTCGGGCGACAGATGCTGCTGCCCGAATTGTCCGGTATCAAAATGTCCTTGACCAAGATGCTGAAGCACATTACGTCGCGTCAGTAGTTATTGCTGTACGGTCGCCGTTGGCGTCAATACTCGATACAACTCGATTCTTAGTATCGCCTTCGTCACGGAAGTTCTCAGTGCCGGTGCCTGCGCCTGTGGTTTTACCCAGTAAGACTGCGCGCATCAGCCGCAAGAAGTCTTGGAAGTCTTCGCTGCCTTCATATGCCATTCCCAAAATGTCGGTCGTGGACAAGTCATTCAGCGCTGCAATTTCAGCAGACGTGGAAAGACCCGCCTGAGTGTTGGCGCTATCAGTCCCTCGCATGTCAGTGTTGGTCGTGGTAGTCGCTACCAGGGTCACATTGCTGACTGCGCCCGCACTGGTCGTGATGGCACCGCCGCTGACAATGTCTGTTGCAGCGATGTCGTTTAGCGCATCCAGGGTGTTAACAGCGCCACTAATGCTGTAGCCGGTCTTGTCGCTGTTGGTTCCGACAGTAACGCGCCCAGTAGTCGCGGTTATTGCCATGTCGCCAAAGTTTGTCGGCGCGCTGGCGGCTAATAACGCACTATCAGTACCGCGCATATCGGTATTTGTAGTTGTTGTCGCCACGGTCGTAACGTTGCTGACCGCGCCCGCACTGGTCGTGATTGCACCGCTGCTGACGATGTCTGTAGCGGCAATGTCGTTCAGTGCGTCTAGGGTGGTCTTAGCGCCGCTGATGCTGTAGCCGGTCTTGTCGCTGTTTGTCGTCGTTTCGACCTGCAAGATATCAGTGCCACTGGCTGCGTAGAGCGAGTCATAAACGTTGGCCGCGACTACCTGAAACTCATGCCGCACCGGCAGCGCCGTTGCACTGGCTGCGACAGTGAGCACTAGCGTACCAGCCGCATTAGTGTCGGTCGCGTTCAGGTCACAGATGTAATAGCCATCTGCGCTATGGCTCGGCACTATCACGTCGTTCTTAGCAGCTAATGCAGCGCCATTTTTGGATAGTTTCACTGCTGGCGTTTCGCTGAGTTCAGCATCCGCGCCGTTTGTAATGTCCACAAACGGGCCAATAAGCACGTCTACAACTGTCGATTGTTTGAGTATCATTGCCATCATGCAGACCTATTGTGGTGGCGATTGTGAAACAGATAAACGGGTGCAGGGCCTGCTGGTGGAGTTGCCGTGCCTTCGATTATTAGTGGTGCTCGTGGGTGGCTGTACAACTCCCAGCGTGTCGCTGGCGCATACATTCTCCTGACTTCGGCAGCAGATACAGCCCGCGAATAGACACGTAGGTCAAATATCGGCCCATCAAACTCCCAGTTAGGGGTAGAGTCAGCTAAGCGCCCAGCTTCTGAAGTGTCTAGCCCCGTGGGGGAGACGGTAGTTGTATTTGTTTCATGCTCAACACCATCAAGAAAAACTGTACGGCTATCATCTGCGGCCCACACCCCTACAACGTGATGCCAAACGCCCTCTTCTATTACCGGGCCATAGGCTCCGGTGACAGAGAAGCTTGTCTGTCCTACCGTCGTTGATATGGCAGCTATCTTGTCGTCAGTAAGACTTTCTACCACCAAAATGTGACGCTCAACTGCCGAGGATGAATCGGCCACCGAAAAAATAGCGCCATTAGCATTCGGTTCCGAGTCTATGCGGAACCAAGCAGCCACCGAGAAAGGTACGGTTGGGATGTATGGAAGGTCCACATAGTCACTAGTGCCATCAAAATCACTTGCTAGTTGCCCACCCACACCAGCGGTTACTGGTGGCGCACTAACTATCGTGCCGTCGTTGTTGCCCGCTACATCTATCCAAGTGTGGTTCGGGTACGCGGCCTCTAAGTCCCGCGCTTGTGGGCTTGCGCGGTTTATCGAGTAAGGATTACTAATCCGTACAGAGCTGTTCAGTGACCGAAGTATCAAATCGGCAGTCGCCAGCAGTAGCACATCGTCAGTGTCACCACCACCCGCTTCAGCTAGCTTGAGCCGACTACCCCCACTGCTGAGTAGCAGGCTGTCACCCGCAGCCATCTTACCATCCCCCTGTGTCGTATGAGTCTACGGCTTCAATTGTAGTCATAGCATCAATAGCAGCCTCTGCTGCGTCACTGGCTGTACGCACAGCGTCCAGTGTATCCCTAGCTGACTCTAGGTTATCTAGTTCGGCTACCTCTGCCGGTGTAGCGTTCCCACTAGCTTCCTTACGAGCTAGCCTTATGCTCCTAGCTATCTGGTTACGTTGTTTCCATTCAGGTGTTGCACTGAGAATGCGACGCTTAGCTTCGGCTTTAATGGCGCGCTTAGCGCGACTCTTTGCTGCCGGTAGTGAAGCCACGTCTATCTCGCTTTGCGTAGGTGGGCTGACTACTGATTTTGCCCAAACAACAACGTCGTCCCGTCCAATCTCAAAATCCTCAAGCAGCGTGTAACCTAAGTGAATTAGAGTATTCGCAGTGTTATTCATAATAGCTCTTTCCCTGCAAACCAAGACTTCGTCACATCAGTACCCTCAATGCCAATATTCGCTTGAGTGGTCAAGAACATAGCATCAATAGTATCGCCAGTAGATAGGTCGAAGGTGGCGACGCCAGAGGTAAACGCCACTGTTCCCGCTGCGGCCGATTTATTCAGAAATTTCCTATCAGGCACAGATGGGTTGTTTAGCCCAAAACCTGCGCCCCAATTATCTTGGTCGGAAACAGACCCGGCCGGGCCTAGGACAATTCCAAATTCCCACTTACCGTCGCGCCTGCATGTAAATCGAAACGGGCTCGATGTGTCGTAAACGTCGCCTATGTCGTATTCCTCAGAATTAAATCCCGCATCCGTCCAAGTACCTGCGCTATGGGTCGTTGTTAAATCTGCGGATGGTTGCGCGTGAAACTTGCACGGTATCCTCCCGTCGTACTCAACAATCCACGTATTCGCTGCCGTACAACGAAAGACAACTGTTTCGCCAGCAATAAATATGCGAGACCATTCGGTAGCAGCACTGCCGCCATTGATAGTCTGGCTAGCCGCACCTTTCAGTATTAGCTCGAAGCTAGCATCACCATCAATAACATGCACACCAAGCCGCTCACCCACCTGGGCGGACGGTAGCGTCAGGTTACGGTCGGCTGTCAAGCCTGCAATGGTCACGCCGTAGAGTTTACCCACAGCACCAGTGATGTCTGTCGTAGTGACCGTTTGAGCGTCGTACTCCAGGCCACCCGTCAGCGCAAACGTTGCAGCCTGTGCGACCGTGGCGGCACTGGTGTCCTGTACGACAAACTCGTGGGCAGCTGTCATGGCTGTCTCAGCCACTAAGTCAAAGATAGCTGTATCAGCCATGTAAGCTCTCCAAATTGTTGGACCTTAAGTTGCCTGGCCCTAGAGATTAAGCGTACTTGATCGTTGTGTACTTGAACTCGTTACCAGTGCTTAAGTCATCAGCCGCTGTAGTCTGAGCGTTATGAATGATGACTGATAGGTACGGTGGTATAAAACCAAAGGCACTCATGACTGACACTGGATTCATATGCTGTGTCTCAGAAGCACCACCAAATGTGATTACCTCAACCAGCCGTAACCCTTCCTTCTGGAATGCGATACCTTCAGTTTCAGTTGAGTCCACACCATCTAAGCCCGTTCCAGTAGAACCACCGATAGACGTGGTTGGATTAGACTTGTCCCAGGCTGCACTAAGGTAAACCTCAACGGTGTCTCCGTCAGCGATGTTAGCACCGCCGACTACCTTACCACCCACCATGATATCGTGAGCATCTACACTGGTCAGGTCAATCTGAGTAGACTCGGCCCACTCATCGTCCCCCAGGGATTCAAACCCCGTAGTGGTGAATGCAGTAGACGTACCAAACGTAATAGCCATTATACTTTTCCCTCAATTGCCGACTTCACATAGCGGGCCTTACCTACGGGTTATTTGTACGAGTCACGGTGTAAGTGCCGTCACCATTGTCGGATGTGGTTAAGTCAAACTCTGAGTTTGTGATCTCAGTGTTGTCGTTCTTGTGCGTGTTAGGCGCGGCGGCGTCGAGGTCTAAACGCCGGAAGATGTCAACAATCTTGGCGTTGTCGCCTACCGCCGCTGCAACAGATTGCGGCGAGACAAGGTCGGTCGTATCAATGACGGCCGTGCCGCCGGACTGGTTAATGACCGTGCCTACGCCATGAAAACGCCAAGTGCCTGCCGTGATGGTGCTGGTCAACGTCACCACTGCGCCTTCCAGATGCAGCGAGCAATCATTGCCGCTGGTCTTGTTCTGGATAATGATCTCACCATCCAGCGACCGCGCAGCAATGCGGCCATCTCCGTTACAGTCAAGGATAGGGATGTCCGTGCCGGGATTGACCGCGCTCACCGCTGCGCATTTATTGAGCATGACGAACGTGTTGATAGTGTTTGTGCCTTCGCGCAGCACGCACCCTTCCAAGTGGCCGAAGACGCCCGCCACGTCCTTGAGCGCGACAGTGATGAAATAGCTTGACCCGTTGCTGCTCAGGTCGCCGGTCAGCAACAACAATTCAAATTCACACCCAGACAACGTTGCCGCTGAGTCAATCGTCAGTTGCGTGGTTCGCGGACTACGCCCCCAGAATTTCATGTTGGTATGCGTGCTGGTAATCGTTGTGTTACCGCGAATGGTCAAGTTGTAAAGCGCCAATTGCGTCGCAATTGTTTGAGCGTCAGCGCCATTGTTGACGGGCGCAGCAGGACTGCCTACCGGGTACTCTGTGCCGGTATTCGACGTCGACGGGTCTATCCAGACTGAGCCTTCGTAGTTGGCTAAGTTGATCTGGTTAGCATCGAGAATCTGAGACTTGATAATGGCAGTGCCGGTGCTGTTGTCTTCAACAAACCCAACGCCGCGAACAGCGAACTGCCCCGCAGATATTGTGCTGTCGAAGGTAATCCGGCCAGACGACAGGTCAATAGAGGCAGGGTCGGTCCCGCTCGTGTAGTTGGTTAGTGTCAAGCCACCATGATAGTCTCGGATGACAAGGGAGGTGCCAGTGCCGCCCAGGTCAAGCACGGGCGTTTGCGAAGGTCCACCACCAGCGACGCCACTGTAGCAGCGAACAAAGTCAGCTTGCGTGCCGCCTAGCGTAATCGTGCCAACCTCTAGTTCACTGTCATATATGACCCCATCTATATAATCGAGCGAGCCAACTCGGCAAGAGAATACGTCGTTACCGCCATCCAGAGAACCGGAGATGGCAGCGTTAGAAAATTTACAATTCTCAATTGTCGCAGCGGAAGTGAGGTTGATCACCGTGCGCGTGAAAGATTCACCCTGAAGCTCAAACCCGTCAATGGTATCGGCTACATCAAAGGTAAACGTGCCTTTAACGAAAAATTTATCGAAGCCGCGCAGGTCAGCGATGAACTTCGCGTCGGTCAGGTTGTTGACCGGGCTTTGCCGCGTGCCAGCAGGGTACGCCTGCCCTGCCGTGCCGTTGGCTTGGTCGATAGTCACGCCGCCCTGGAACGAACTGTACTGAATCTCCTGAGTCTGGATTAAGCCCGCCGCGTTGTTGCCCTGCACCGATACTTGGTTGGGGTTCGTCCGCTCAATGAGGTTGTTGTTCGACCCGGTCAGCTGCACGACATACGTGCCATCCTCAAACGTGACGGTGTAGGGGTCAATAATCTCAAGCACTCGTGCATACGTGATGCCGCCCAGCAGTACGGGGGACGCATTTCGTTGGGTATTGGGCCAGGGTATGCCCTCGATGGAGGACTCCAAGTCTTTCAGCGTCAAGAAAAAGCTGTCCGTATCCAGCTCGCGAATCTCAACCGGAGATAGCTGCACCAATGTCATATCCGCTTTTGGGATATTAATGATCTGGTCAGTCGCCCAGTTGACAGTAATCGCCATTACTCGTCACTCACCAATGTGATTGTGGCGGATAGCCCGCCAGTACCGATCGTGTCGTTAATATTAGCTCGCTTGTATACAGGGCTGCTCGTCCCCTTGGATACATAGCCGATAACATCCTGCGGCACTGACCCGCTGAACGTGGTGCTGACCTCACCGTTGACGTCGGTAACTCCGAAGCTAATCACGTCGGTTCCGCCTGGGTCTTCTTCCAAAAATACCTTGGCATTCTGGATTGGCGTACCGGTCGTGTCCTGCACAGTCACCTGCACAGTCACCGAGTTCTGTATGAGCGTCGAGGCACTGGTGCCGTTGCGGTACGAATTGATGTTGAGGTTGGTTGAGTTCGTATTGTCGATCGTCAGCTGACCCGAACCACTGTTGTTATACATGGCTGCGTCAGTGCTGCCGGGCGTGGTCGAGAACGCACCGTTAAACAGGTTGCCACGGTTCTCCTGCGGGTTAACCGTCTGAGCCGTTATCTCAATGGCATGTCCGTCCAAGAAGTTGAACGTCGTGAACCTGATATCTAGGAAATCATCGGTCACCATGAACGCAACGCCATCACCGTTGGCTGGCGCTACAACCGTATTTCGTAACTGCAGACTGTCCTGCACTACTGCCTGAGTGCAGTCGATATATAGCGTCGATATAACCTCGACCGCTGCGTCATCCAGTTGGAAGGTGCCACCATGTTGGAACGAGCACCCGTAGAAATTAATGCCGTCCAGGTTGGGGTCGTCGAGGTCCATATCCCAACGCTTGCCGTTCGATGCTGCGGCAATGGTCAAACCCTGCGCGCCCGTCGCAGCGTCACCTGTACCGGCCTTGGCACCTAATGTTACGTTTGTTGTGCCGCCTGAGTTGCCCAGTGCCGAGATACTGTAGAAACCGTCAGGAATAAATTCTTGGGTATCCCATAGCCAAATCTTGTTGGTGTCGGTAAACGCGTGAGTCGTCGTGTCGTTGATACCGAACTGGATGGGCGTGTTGATCTTGTATGCGCCTGCAGTCGTCTCAATAAACGTGCCGGTAGACAGTCCTAGTGTGGAAGCAATGTCCGCGCTCGTCCAATCGGTCGTGCCGCCGTTGCGCCCTTCCACGATAATTCCTGGCGTGCCAGTTGGTAAGCGCCGAATCTCGTCAATCCAACAGTTGTTCACCATTCGCACCATCGCGCCGTTAGTGACCGCCGCAAACCCCACGTACTGGATTGAACTTGTGGCTGGGGTCGTGCCGCCTGTCCAACCGTTGGTGACTGCCTGCGACCGGGCTTCTTCAATATCAACGACAAACTGAACCCAGCCGCCGGAGATGGCAGCGGGCCACTCGTCGCCAGCACCGGCTACATAAACCTCAAAAAAGTCGGTGATAGTGCCTCCACAAAAACGTATGCGGAATCCGCCGTTTGCCTTAGTGTCGAGTACCCCTGCAATCGTGGTTGCCGCCCAGATGTAGAACGTGTTGTTTGAATAATTCTGGGGAGTGCCGGCGTTGTACAGCTGCCCGCCCAAGCTGGTGCCTATAACTTCACCTACGGACGATAAGCCCTCAATTTTGAACTCGGTGTCTTCATTGTTTGCAACAGATGAGACGCTGCCGCCAAGGTCCACAAAATCAGTGGCAGTATCTGCGCTACTAACCTGGGTCCGGTTGTCGGTGATCTGGTTAGCCACGCTTCATCATCCTGTCGTAGAGCGTGACCGAGCCCGCCATGTACGAATACATGTCATCCTTCGTTGACGTCGGCACATACACCGAATGGTCGGGCTTGCGGCTACCCATGTGGTCTGTCGACAACGTGATGTTGTCCGAGCCAAACATGTAGCAGGCATATGGCGGGTGATTAAATTCTGGCAGCGGCGTCTCTCCGGCGAAGTAAGTGCCGTTCTTTGGTGTTAGCAGGACGAGGGGGGACGGCAAACCCTCTGCCGTCCCAACACTCACATAGTCCGCAAACGGACGCACCTTGCGGTTAAGCGAACCCAACAGCACAAAGAGATTAACCGGTGCAAAGTTAGATAGCAGGTATGACCACTGTTGCTCCCAATGCTGGGTCGATGATGTAACTAATGCGACGCTGAACATTACGCATCCGGGGTCCGCACAGCCTGCACCGAGAACGCCCCAAAACTAGCCGTTGTCTTAAACGTCTTGATGGGGCTAGGCGAGCCGCCTCGGCGCACCGTGATGGCCACGTTGTTAGCGACCGTGAACTGCGCCGTGTAGCTCAACTGCGTGCCGCTGGTTACGGACTCGTCAATCAATGACCGCATCACCGTGTTGGAGATTGCCGCGTTACTGGGCGCAGTCGTCGTGGAGCCGCCCAATGTAAACACACCGGTCGACGTATTGACTGACGTGTATTCGAGCAGGTCCAGGTTGTCATCGCTGTCGCGCTGGACCCGGAGAAACCCTGCGGACGGGGTATTCGCTGGAACATTAGAGGCCCCAACCTCGACCTCGGTAGATACGCCAGTAGTCAACGCCACTGATAAAGTCATCTCGTTGAAGTCCGGCTCGGCGTCACCGTTGACGTCTGTCGCAACACCGTCGTATGGATAGACCGTCACATAGTCGCCTATAGCCAAGTTGGTCACCGCTCCGGTCCGGTTATCTGGCGGCTGGATTGTCGTATCCAGCAGGTTGGTGAACTGGTCACCGGCAATGGCATCTGACGGGTCAATCGCAATACCGAAGTTGACCGGGTTGTAGTTGGTCCCGGTGTACGAACCCACAAACTGGTTATTGATTGTCCGCGTGCTGACCGAACCGTTAACATCGACCGTGTTATTGGACGTTACGCCAAAAAGCGTCTGGTCATCGACCGGGACAACACCAGTGATTTGCTGGCCGTAGATGTTGCCGGTCGTGCCGCCGTCATCCAGACCGTACAGGCAGATCTGACCGGACGCCGTGTTGTTCACGACGGTGCCGGACGTCGCCGTCCATTCGCTTGCGCCGCGCAGCGTGGTCAGGGATTCGGTGTTATTGAAATTGCCTGTCGAGTCCGCGACGATGATTGTGCCGGTGCCAGCCGCGTCGTCCACGTAGATAACGCGCCCTCGCGCGCCGGATGTGCTGCCCTTGACCGTGTCGCCTACGGCTACCAGTGTGCCGGTGCCGCCCGTGTATGGAACCTCGGTTCCGTACGCGAGAATTTCCTGGGCCGTCAGGTTTGCGCTCTCGCCGTCATATGCGAAGTTGACGTTGAGGCCGGTGAACAATTGCGCATCACGCGCAAACAGCGTCTCAACAGTACTGCGCCGCTGGATGTACTTGGTGTATTCGTACGTTTCCAGTGAGCTATTCGTGTCGAAGTCAACGGATAGGTAGAACGGGGTCGCGCCGCTACCCTCGCCAAAGTCCAGGGTCTGAAAATTCTCGGTCAGGATTGGCGAGTAGGCAGAGACCGTACCAACGGCAGTGTTGTTATTACCATCAGGCGACGACACCAGGGCGAGCGCAGTTTCACCCGTGCCGAGCGTCGTCCCGGCTTCAAAGTAGTTCTCACCAAATTCTAGCAGCTTGCCCTTGATGCGCCGCCCGTCGATGTTGACGCCGTCTTCGACAGTCTTCAGCAGAATGCGGACCTTGCCCGCGACAGTGTCGGGAAAATACGCGTTGTTCCAGTAATCAGAGAAAATTGCGTCTTCGCGAATAATGATTGGCCGCGTCGAAGCAAGTGGCGTCGTAACACCCACACCCAGACCTGAATAGAGTTCACGCGTGTCGTCGCTGCCCTGCTCAATAGAACCGCCGTACATGTGCTGCGCAACGGTGTCGTCAATATTTACGCTATTCAGCAGCGTGACAATCTGGTCAGTCGACCGGTCAGACACCGTGAAGTCGACAATGCTCAGGTCATCGTCGCCCGCGATTGTTTCGGTCGAGTTCAGCAGCGACAGGAATCGGTGCAGTTCCAGGGGCTCATAGCCACGCGGGTGGACTTCGCCATTCAGCGTGCCGTCGCCGCCTGAATCCCCGGTAAACGTTTCGTTGTCAGCGGGTAAGCCTACGGTATCGAGGAATGTTATCCAACGAACGTCCAGCTCGCCGGACGCGCCCGCGTCACTTACGACTGTAATGACCTCGCACTGTGCGCCGCCGCTGAACGTTAGAACCTCACTACCGACAACGCTAGACGTCTGCCCGTCAAAAAAGAATGAATGCGTAGCGCCAATCGCAGGACCGGTCCAACGGATGTCGATAACGCCAGCGGTGTCCGTCACGCTCACGTCGTCGCGCAGGTACGCCGGGTAAAGCAGCACATTAGACGTATCGACGTCAGCGGTTACGCCGCCTTGTGTCAGGGTGTCAGCACTATCGGGTACGGTTGGCGAGCCAACGAGCGCGATATACAGAACCCCGGACGTACCGTCGGCAATGTCGGTAACGATGAAGCCGCTATCTGCGCCTGCGTTCCAGGTGACAAACGCGCCCTCTTCGGTAAACGAGCCGCCTGCTCGGTTACTGTATTCCAAGCGGTAGTAGGTCGTAGCCATCAGTTATCCCTCTCAAGCCGAGCCACACGCTCGACCATGTTCATGTTAAATCGTTGTGTGCAGGACACGAGTTCTTCTATCTTCTCAGACTGGCGCTGGCGCTCTTCTCGACTCTCGGCAAACGCACGCTCTTGCTGGGCAAGAATTCGACCAAAATGCTCATCTACCCGCCGGGTCCAGCCGTTAAACTGGGCGATGTCCAATTTCTTATCGTCTATCTTTGACACTTTTTCGTGCAGTTCATCAAACTGCTCTTCCTGAAGATTTATCCAGCGTTTGGCTATCCACCAAAGAACGCCAAAAGCCCCGGCTATGGCGCCCCCTGCAAGCCAACTTGCAATGTTAGGGTCAGCTGGCATGGACGCTTGCCTGCTCAATGAACTTTAGAAGCGCGGCGCGCATTAACTTGTTTGATCTCATTATAAGGCCCCCGCTCTATATCAAAAACCCACTCAGTTGTGGGGGCTACAGGCGCAATGCCTGTGTCTGATTCAATTCTTATTTGTCGTATTTCAGACAGCAGCTCAGCGACTTTCGCGTCATTGTTTGTTGGCGCCTCAATACTAGCCTCTAAGCGCTTCAATTGCTCAATAATTGAGTCCAGCCGAGGGTCTGGCCTGGCGACGGGCGTTGCCTCAACATTCGGCGCCTGGTCAGGTCGCTTTAGGCCAGGGAAGTCTCGCCATCTAAGAGCCACGCACACACCTCGCTAGTTGCTCTGCCGCGTCAAGGCGCGCACGAATAGAGTCAATCGCAACGCCCGCAGGTACTGTCGCCACCTCGCCCGTGTCCATAGGCATTTGCACCTCGGCATCGCGCCAATCTTGCGACTGGTTCAACGGGTCGAGCGCTTCAGTCGCCGCCTGCTCTGCCTGGGCCGCGGCGGCTTCTTCTTGAGCGGCCTGCTCTGGCGTGCGGATGTCAAGCCCCAGACCCTCAAAAAACTCTTGCGGATTAAAATCTTTGCCTTCTTTGTCTGCCGCATCTTTGGTCATCCGGTAAAGAGACTCCCATACGGCTGCTATCATCACGGCGTCAGCCTCTGTCGCTTTCCCCGTAGCAACCAACTGCTGGGCAATATTGTCGGCCAATTCTGTCGATTCTGGCGTAGGTCCAGTCTCGGCGCTCAACCGCACAGCTTCGTTAATGCGCTGACGAACCGCGTCGGTGCGCAACGCAACCTCACTCGTTGTTGGCGCGCTTGGCTCTGCCCGAATGTTATCCGCAACTAATTCCGCGACATTGCTGTCGGCTAGCGCGGAAACTAATATTGCAGCGTCTACCTCAACGTCTTGGCCTTCTTTGATTGCCTTGTCTAGCGCCTCTGTCGAAACGCCTATGCTCTCAAACCAGCTGACAGGGTTAATTCCCTGGCTGCCAAGCTCTAACGACAGAGCGCTGGGCTCAATTAAGATAGGCTCGGCACTCTGGTTGAGCGTGTTGAGCAGGTCTTTGGCCGCGCTTGGCGACCGGGCATTCAGCTCGCTGTCGCGGTGGGCCTCGATCACCTTAACAACATTGTCCCTATGCTTTTGCGCCTCTGCCGCTTGTCTGATATTCATCGCCAACGGCAAAGCTTGCGCGCCGGTTCCTATGCCAACGCTCACTACGGCGCCGCTTATCACGGCATCCAGCAAGCGTTCGCCGATACTTTCCCAGCTTATGTCAGCCCAGTCGCCGCCCTGAATTTCGCGTTGTATATGCGTGGCCGCTATTTTAATTGCTTCTTGCAGACCCTCGGTCCCGCCCTCTGTTAGAGCCGCAACAAACTGACCCTTAAACGCATCAGCTAAAACTTCTCGCGTGGCTCGTGTTGCAAGCTTTTTCGTTAGCGCCTGCCTGAGCGAGTCGGCCATCATCTTGCCAACGGCATAGCCGCCAAGCACTTCGGCGCCTGCAGCCAACACACCGACAACCATAGCCGACTTGTTCACCAGCTCACGGTCAAGCGGGTTGCTAGCCAGGTCTCGGTCCTTTAAGAATTCGCGCCTAGCCTCCCCTGAGAGCTGCGTGAAAGCTTCCAGCGTCATGCCAGCCTTGCCGCCATAGCTTGCGCCAATCTGCGCGCCCCTGGCCGCGCCGCCAGGGCCAAACGAAAACCCAATCGCGGCGCCAATACCACCAAATATTGCGGCCTTTTCGCCGCCAGCCAAAAACAAAGAGCCAAGCACAGGAAGCTGCTGCGCAGCCATTTGCACGTATTTGCCGGCTGTTGTTCTGGCCTCTGGTGGCTGTCGAAGGTTGCCTATCCAGTCTAGACGCGCTTTTTGCGTGCTGGTTAGCTCCTGACTCAAACCAAGCTCAGACGTGCCTTGCTGTGACGACAGGCGGTTAGCTTCAACATTCTCAACAGCAGCCGCAACGGCAAACGGAACTCCAGCAAGGTCGCCCCCAAAGTCCGCTAGCAAAGAAGGTGGGTCTATGACTCTCGCGCGATCCTCTTGAGACAAAGCGGAAAACGCATCGTTCCAGGAGCGCTCTAAACTTACCACCTCTGGCGCTAGGTCCGCAGCGACAGCAGAATTCTGCTCATTCGCCATAAATTGGCTTGCTTTCGGCGCGTTGGCAAGACTCTCAAGCACTGACGAAACCAGCGCTTGAGTCTCTAAAACCTTGGCAGCCTCCGGCGCCCCTGTGGTGTCGATTCCTGTTTTTTCGTACAGCTCGCGATTCTTTGCAGCTTGCTGCGGTTGAGTCCCTTGCTCTAGCGCTAGAGTGATGTAGGGCGCCGCCTCGTTACTGGCGGGTGCGGCTGCATAGTCAGGGGCAGCGGGAACAGATTGTGCTGGCAATGCCGCAGGCTCAGGGTCGTCCCTGCCCCTTGTGATAAGGATGCGCAGCTCGTCACCAGAATCAACATACGGCGTTGTTGGCGCATCTTCGACAGCCTGCATGGTTGAGCCAAGCGGCGCAGCCGCAGAGCCTTCCGCAGTAGCGTTGGCGTCGTCGCGCAGCAAAGCATTCCACGGGCTTATAGAGGACAACGCTAATTGTCTCCGCGCGCACGCTTAAGGTCGCGCGCTCTTATTATTTCAAAAGTCTTCTTAAATTTCTCGTAGGCTTTTTTCCCTTCCTTCGTACCTATATCGAATGCAGGAAACTTTTCCCAGCCTACGCTTTCTGCGTGCTTGATAGCCTCTTGTTGTGACAACACTTTGCCGCCAACAAAGCTAGGGATTTCGTAAATTATTTTCGACTTATCGCCTGTAAACCCCCTTGCTTCTTGCGGGCCGGACACGCCAATTGTGCGAACCGTAGTTACATCGCCATTATTATCGACCAATGCGGCGCCAGCGTACAAAACAGCTTGGTGATACCGCACCAATTTTACTTGCCTTTCAGTGAGGCCCTTATCATTGATTTGGTCTAGCGACGCCTTAACTTCAGGCAAATACTCGCTACCGGCCTGCTTAGCAACACTTCCGCCCAATTCCTTAAACGCGTTTGCCGCTTTTTCACCTTGCTCTCGGACCCGAACCAAGGCAGCTTGTTTTTGTTGCTCTTTCTGGTCTCTTCGCGCCTGTTGCTCGGCTTCTTCCTGCTCTGCTGTTTCGTCTGGAGAAGGGCCGATTGTCATTCCAAGAGTTTTCGCCTGCATGTTGTTTAAACGGGAGACGTATAACTTTCGGTCTTCTTTACTCCCCCCGTCTGGTTGGTCGCTAAACTCAGTTCCTAGAACATAGAACGCCATTAACTGTTGGTCGTTTAGCTTTGGGACTTTTTCATGCGTCTTTGGCAAGGGGACTCCAGCCTCTTTATAGTTCTTAATGATTTGCGCGTGAATCGCCTTAACAGAACGATTTGTCAAATCCAGGCGCCCAAATGCTTTCATATAAACGGCTGCTTCCTGGGCCGAGAAAGAAAGTTGGGTTTGGTTGTTAACTATGTTTAATTTTTGTTCGGCCGATAATGGAACTTTGTTTGTGCCAAAGACAATACCAGGCACGCTTACCGAGGCGGGAGTCTGCCGCACAACAAGCGCTAACAGCTCGTGAGACGTTTGTTCTGTGTTGGCGCCCAAGTTCAAAATTATGTGAGCAGCAAGCTCATTCAGTGCTTGCTCTTGCGCGGCTTGCTCCGCAGGCGTCGGATCTTTGTCGTTCCACTCACCGGTGTACTCGACCCCACCGCGCTTGAGAATTTCGAGCGCACTTTTTTGTGTCAGGGTCGGCCTCAAATTCTCCTTTACTTTGTTAAAATTCTCCGACTGGCTCACGTCAAACTGTGCGCGCGCAGCCCAAATTTTTACCCTCCACTTGTCGTACACAGGCTTTGGGAGCGTGGCTTCTAGCGTAGGTAGGTCGTATAGAGCCAGTTGTTTGGGCATCGAGGCATTTAGCCCATCCACTACGCTTTGCGCATCAGAAGTCATAGCAAGCGGTGCGCCTGACCTCAGACTCTGGCCATTCTCATATGCTGACGTTACAGCAGAAAGCCCGCTCCCTGCCCACCCAGTCCAATTTGGGTAAGCTCTGATTAGCTCCCTTGGGGTCGCTCCATTCAGCGCCTGGCTGACTATCTCCTTTTTTTGCGAAGCGGCTGCTGCAGAAATATTTGCCTTGTATTCGGATGCAACCCGATTAACCCGCACGAGCATTGCATCCGCAAAGGCCTGGCCCTTTGTATCGGCCAAACTTTTTGCGTGCTTAACAGCACCTGAGACGCCGTATTTTGCGACCGCGTCTCTCGCCTCGACTGCCACGTCTCGGGCAAACGTGGCGTTTTCTATAGCGGCCGAAATTGTGTCGTGTTTGGTTGCGTCTATCTCGTCTTTGTACTCGTTAAAATAGTGCTCTGCGTCGTACCCATTAGGGTCATCGACCAGCAATTGATTGATACGCTCGCCGTGGGCGCGCGTTAGTGCAGCGCGCACCTTCACCTCGACCATTTTTCTCGCGTCTTCGCGGGTCGCCTCGTCTGCAAATGCGTCTAATGAGGTAACGCCCATTCCGTGCAACGCGGCACGGCGATGCTCATCGACAAGCGCGACCCTGTCTGCTTCATTGCCGTCAGCGATAAAGCTCTGCTCCAGCTCGCTAGCTCTGGCTTTAGACGTTTCGGCCTGCCACAGCACTCGTGCATCGGTCGCGGCCCCGGCCAAACGGTCTTGCTCCGAGTTAACCCGGCTCATGCCTATTGGCTCAAACTTTTGCCTCGCTTTGTCGGACAGCCCGTCCAAAATTTCTTGGTACGCGGAATCTATCCCAGAGCCAATTTCACCCTGGGATAACAGCAGCCCCTGGCCCCGCTTTGACGCCCACCCAGGCGTCGGCTGCGACGTGATACCCGCGTCGAGCTCATTGCCGCCAGCATCAAGGTCGCCTGGGCTTCCGCTTCGCATTTCGCGCAAGCGCTTTTGCAGGTCTGCGTCGGCCTTCCTTGCCTCAGCTGCGGCGTCTTCCTCTTCGCGCCTAGACGCAGCCGCATAGAGTTCGTCGCCGCCCGCTTGAAGCGCACGCGCGCCCGCTGTGAACGCCTCTACTGGATACGTAACCTGCGGGATGCTTACCGGCCGCACTTGGCGGACATCGGCTACACTTGGAATTCTAGCCAAACGCTTATACCTACCTTATGCCGCAATCAACCAAACAAGCTTTTGCCAGCGCCACTTGTTAGCAGTTTCGAGCCGGTTCTGAAAATGCTTGACGTAACGCCAGCGTTCGCCTTTGAGCGCGCCGCAGCATAATTTATGTTTGACTGGTCTCGGATAGCTTTAGCTTTAGTCGTTGCGTTTGCCTCTTCTAGCGCCGCTGAAAACTCCCCCTCGCGGGCAGTGTCTTCAGTTATCAGCAACGAAGACCCGCGACTTGTAGCCCCACCAGAACCCGCCCTAAGCGCTGTCTGCATCGACAGCATTCGCTCGTTTTCTTGTCTTTGCCTTTTCGCGTTCAATGCGCCAATTTCTTGCTCTCGCTGAGCGCGCTGCATATCAAGCTGCTGCTGCTGCCTAGCAATCTTCTTTTCTTGGCTTGCCTGCATAAACGAGCCGACAACATTAGCCGCGGCGCCTGCCAATTTCATCATCATCATTGGACCCACGAGTCACCCCCTCTCGTCATCATGTGAGTAGTCATTGTTTTCTTAAGTCCGTTTCTTTCGTACAAGCGAGCCACACCGCTGGGGCTGGTTTCTAAACAACTAAACGACACACGGGCCACCCCTTCCCCCCGCTTCTCGTCTACAACCGCTAGCGCCGCATGAAAAAGCTTGTGCGCCGTGCGGCTTGGCGCGTCCGGCCGCACCCACCAAAACACTTCCTCGCAAAACAAAATTTCTAAATTCCACTGCCAGGGCGCGCAATATATGCCCAGACCACCCGCGATATAGCCATCAATATCGGCAACTAGCAAGCTCATGTCAGGGTTACGCAGCAGAACCATTAGCGTTCGCCTTACTTCCTCGGGGTCGCAATGTAAGCCGCCCAGAAGGCCGCTAGCGGAAACAAACTCTTTGCCGCTGGCTATGATGGCCTTAACGTCGGCATGGCGCTCAGCGCTTGCCTTTCGCACGATCACGGGTTAGCCGTTTCCATTTCAGGAACGATAGCCAAAACTGTCGCAGGAACCGGCTGCCCGCCCGTCAAAACGATCCTCAAGTCTTGGTCAAATCCGCTTTCTAGACCAAGCCGAACTTCCCCCGTGTAAAACTCCACCGGGTCACCGTCTAGGTCATTTGCATTGCGTAGGTCCAGCTGTGCCGCTTCGTTTCGGACCCCATCTTCTTCGACGCTCCAAGAAAACGCCCCCTCAGCCGTCTCCATAACTGCAACAACCAAGTCGGAGATATTCTTCAACCGACCAACTGCGGTGCCTTGCCGGCCTCCGCCATAAGCAAGCTTTAGAGACCGCCATAAACGGTCCACAGGCAAACCTACGTGGACGAGTCCCGCTGGCGAATCCAGCGTAATTTGCCCCGCCGCCACCGTTTTTTGGGTTTGCGTCGCGCCATCCGCAAACACCTGCACCGCCTCGCCTTCGAGATGTGTGAGGCCAGAAATGATCGACACCTTCTCGCGCATTTCGCCACCTTTGACGTAAGCTGCAAAATTTGTCGTGTCGACATTGGCGTCGTCCTCATCGGTCAGCTCGAACGTGTCCGACGTCGCGTTTGCTACCTTATAAGTATTGCCATTGACTTCAGTCATCCCGACCGACCGAACGATCCTAACAAGCGAGCCATTACCAAGCCCGTGTCCTGTACTGGTTAGAACACCAGGGTCCGCCTGAGTAATTCCCTCAATATCAATAGGGACATCCAGCGTCAAGCCGCTGTCGACATAAAACGCCTCTTCCTGCAAGTCCTCGTCGCCGTTGAACGCCCTTTCCAAGCACTCTACATATCGGACGGTTGCCCCGTTTATCGTCATCTTAACTGACGCCCAAACCTCGAATCGCTCAGTTGAGTCCTTGAACTGCCCTGCTCCGTTTTGGCCCGGAATGCTTGCAATGCTCTCAATCACCGCAGCCTCAGTATCAAACGCGCCGCCATGAATATGCCGAGACCAGCCAATAACTTGCTGGTCAGGCTGATAGGTCAACGCTGCCACCTGCCCATCCTCGCGCGCGCACCATACAACACTGTCGGGCTCTTGCTGATACGACAACTGGGTAACCCCACTAGACAGCACCCTATCCTGTAGCAACGTCAGGTCAAACGCGTCATAGCCCTGCACCCCCGACTCTTGCAAAACGTCTGCAAGCTCTAACAATTTTCGCTTTTGCGCTTGCGCATAAAGCAGCCGAGAACGCACCTCCACTGGCTGTATCCTGGCAACCCCTGTCGTTACCTCAAAGTCAGCCGCAATGTCCGTAGGCGTCAGCACGGCGCCATCCGAGCGCAGCGTCCAGTTACCACCAACCGTGCCAATCACCGGCTTTTTACGCGAAGCCATCCAGCGAATTGTATTGACCTGTAGCGCAGCAAACGTGTACGAGATGGAGCTATCAGCCAGCACGTCCCCGGTGTCGTCTTCGTCTTGGAAGTTCTCTATTTCGGCAGACTTGCTTAGCCAGAATGTTTGGGGGCTTGCGCTGTTGGCCGCGAACCCAAGCCTTTGCTGAATAAACCCGACCACGCTTGGCCAACCGGTATGGTCAGACCATTCGCCCAGTCGCCAACTTGTGACCGCGCCAGTTCCTGCACTTTTCCCCAGGATATCCACAGCCACCAATGTAGAGCTTGTGTGTTCAACAATCTGAACCCACGTCCAATTGCCTGCGCTGTACTCGACCCGAACAAGGCGCCCGACATCGGCGGCAATAAACCCATCATCGCCGTTTATCCCGACCGCTGAGCTTGCTGTCAGGGACACACCGCGACCACTCGCAGCGCCGAGCGCCAACGTGGTGCTGGTAGAATTCGCAACTTTCCAAGGCCCGTCTTCAAACAGAACCTTAACAAGCGACCACGACGCATTGCCGTACCGCTCAAGTCTGTATGGATGAACAGGCCCAATACACATGTACAAAACATCGGCGCTCTGCGCGTAACTAATGTCGGGAAGCTGGGCCTCGGTCCACGGAGTCTCTAGTTCTACTGCGGCGTCGTCCAGCAGCAAGACGTCATCAATCGGCACGCTTTTATTTAGCGCGCATTCAAACTCAACAAAGAACGGCGACGCCGCGGGCGTAAACTCAACGCAATGCCAGCCCGTCTCGCGGCTTGCGTCAGAAAGATATTCGCTGCCACCAGCAGTTGACCCTACACGCACGACAACCGTGTCGCCTGGGTCGCCATCAATATAAAAGCGGAGGACGTGCAATACGCCGGTGCTTGTTGTCGATACGCTTTGCCGTGCTTTGGCTTCGTTTCCTGCGCCCGCGCCGTCTAAACTAAGTGCGCTTAGCGCCGCGTTGTATGAAATTGCGCCAGTTCCGGCACTGCTGTCTGTCCATCCAGTAATGCCAGCGTCAAAAGTTCCGTTAGTTATTGTCGCGTCTGTGGCAGGCGCCGCAATCTGACCCTGGTTTCGATACCAGCGCACACTGTTTTCGCCAAACTCCATGACATAGGACTGCTCGGTTGAAAACACAAACGGAATTAGCCAAGGCCGAACGCTTGCGCTCTTTGCGTTTGCGATATAGCGGAACCCAGGCCTGTATGTCCATCCACCTTGCGGCAAAGGCATCACGTTCTCTAGCGTGGCGCCAGCATTGACGTACTTGTCAAAGTTCACCCGCGCCTGCATCCGCTTGCCGAACTCGCCAGCGTTGAACGAATCTTGGATTGGGACGATCTTGTTAGCCATTAAGGCAGCTCGACCTCACCTGGCTCGTAATATTCCCGGTCACCATAGCGCACGGCGACCCAGTCTGACTCTGGCAACCCCTGCTCAAAGTCTTGCAGGCTGTCAGCGCTTTTGGCTGTCGGCAGGTCTTGGCTCAAAAACTCATCGTAAAGAGCTTTCGCGGCAGACCTAGACTGGGCCAACGAAGTTGCCAATCTCGATGCGATAAGCTTAGAAAGCGCCACGCGAAACGTGGGCCGCATCTTGTTGGGGTCGGTTATGCGGGCAACATAACGCACGTACACGTCTGTTTCGTCGGAAACAATCGTGTCGCCTTCAATCTTATACGCAATTCGCCCTCGCCCGTCAGAATTGCCGTACACCTGAACAATACGCACGTAGTCAGACGGCATCTGATAAGCGTAGTCCCACTCAAACGCCGGGGCTTCAGCGAGGCGGGGCAGCTTCAAGCGCTTTGCCGCAAAATTCCACTGGTGCATTTCCAGCAACGCGTCTCGCAACTCTTCGTAGACCACCTCGCAGGCATTTGCCTCTTTGGTGCCTTGCGTCAAATCGCTAATACGCTTGCTGTGTTTGACCATTTGCAAAGCAGCGTTGCAGATACCAACCTCGCTAGCCATAAATTACGCAACCTTTGCCGGAGGAGGGGGGCGCCTTAACGGCTTAACTGGCTTGGCGCTTGGCGCCTCGTCGGCCGTTAATTTTATTGGCGCGTCGCCGCCAGAACGCCAGGGGGTTAGCTGTGCAACGGTCGTCGTGGTGGCAGACGTGGACTGCACCTCAAAGACAGCTTTATGCCAACAACCGGGCGCCTTAACGCAAACAAATATATCATCGCCTGGCTTCAGATAATTTGACGACAAAGAGTGGAAATAATTATCGGCCTCGACATCATTAGTGCCGTGGTCAGCGACCGTGTACTGAAATGACGTACCAAACTTAAGCCTGTTTCTATACTCAACTAGTTCGGGTTTTGCCTGTATAGGCATATAGCGATCTCCATTGTCGAAAAAAAGCGGGGGGATATACCCCCCCGCCCGAATGGGACGCTAGTCCGTATCAGTCTCCGCGATGGTTGTGCCATCTGAGATATCTACGGTGGTCCCGTCATTGGAAAGAACAATACACCACTGCATAGTGGGCGTGTTCGTATCGGACACCAAGACCACGTCTCGCACTTTGAGCATATCCACGGCCTCGGCCGTGAAGTAGCCCGCAGCCCTTACCGTCGCAATAGCGTCGGCAGAGGCGTAGTGCCAGAGCGTGAATCCATCGGCGTAACTTAAGGCCGAAAGGCCAGATGCTGCATATGCCATATCTACCTACTCCCTTAAGTGACCGCGATGGCAGTAGTATCATCGAGAGTCGCCTCAATAACGCCAGTGTCATCAATCATAACCGCCTCGCCGCTCATCATATGATTGACGAAGTGCGAGGCGCGGTCGCCGTGCCAAGAAATGTCTGCCGAAACAGACTCGTTGTCCGCCACGTTCCCTGCGTGCGCCCCACTTGCATAGCCTACTGCCATCTTGTGGTAAGCGAAGCATTTGGCAGTGGCAGTGCCGCGGCCTGGAAGGCCAGGGTGCATGCACCACTTAACGCCCATCCAATCTCGGAATTTACGGTGCCCAGGGGCGCCTTCGTTGAATGGACGGCCAGACTCACTTACATAGTCTTGGCTAGCAAACGACTCGACAGTCATAGCTTGCGCATAAGCGCGAGGCGTAAGCACCGCGTAACGCATGCCGTCATTCGGAACAGAATTGGCGTCAAGCGCCTCGACCATCTGAATGAGCGAAGACTGAATTGCCGCGTACGACGTGACCGCAAAAGTAACGCCAGTCTGTGTCGTAGTATTCATGACCGTAAAAATTTGGTCATCAACTTTGCGGCCCAGCGCGTAGGCGCCGGAGCGGGCGTAAGCCATGCGTGCGTCGATGTTGGTTTTCGCCTCATCGAGCAAATCAACCCAGTCGCCCGCGTAGAAATCTACTAGCGAGCAACTTGGCTGAGTATGCACAGCGTTCATGGGGGTGATCTCACCGTGGCGAGACTTTGTGGTAGCAACTCCGGTGCCGAGTTTCTCGAAATACGCGGTAGACCCCACGATTCCGCTTTTTTCATAGACGGTAGGTTTCACCATGCCGCCTTCTCGCTGAAACACCAAATGTACGTCTGCCTCGTAGTCAGCAATAAAGGCAGCATCAATAGTTGTGGACATTGTAGGTTTGTCTCCAGTTGTCCCAAAACAATGAAGTAGCAAACCGCCAGCCGGGGTGACCCTGCGTAGCGCGTGCGGGGTGCCTTTACAGGGCCGCGTTACGCATGCAAAGCGCCATCAGCGTTGCAAAATGACGTCGCCAACAAAAGCGCTGGCGACGTTCTGCGCGAATATATACCAAAGTTATCCGCGTATCGACTTAGTCCCGTTAATCTTCTCGGACACTTCCCGCCTCTGGCGGTCGTATTCCTTTGCCTCATCCACCCGACCGGACTGCATTGCATCATATTGCTTGCGCGTCAAATCGGCGTGCTGTTGTTTCAAATCTTGGCCTTGCTCGGCAGATAAAAACTGATGCACAGTTTTATTATCAGGGCTCTGCAATCTCCCAAGCTCCGCCGCTAGACGAATAAACAGTGGATTATTACCCAGTTGTGACCCGTCTTTGAGCGTCATGTTCTCAATGCCCGGCACTCTGGATATCGCAGACGTAGCCGCCGCCATATTTGCCTTATAGTCGGAGCCCCAGTCTGTTCGCAATTGCTCTTCGGCTGCATCCGCCCAGGACGCGTCTTGTCGGTCCTGCTCCGCCTGAGCTTTTGCCTCAAGCTCGAAATAACTTCTTGTCATTGCCTGCACAACAGACTCGCTTGCGCCAGCCTTGTGCACTGCCGTGATTACAGGCACGACAGTTGCCTGCATGCTCTCGGCTGACCATTGCTCAGGCGTGTAGTGTTCTGGCTTGAGCGCGGCAATGTTGTAGCCGTCGACCGAGTCAGGCACGCCAACCGCTTTCCTAAACTTAGCCAAATCCTCTTCTGTCGCATTATCTCCTGGCAGCGCCACCCTTTGGGATAAGGCCTGCTCTTTGGCTAAAAGCCCGTTGGCGACGTCGTCGATTGTGTTGTAGCGCTCAATTATTGCGCGTGCTTTTTCGTCCTTTACGCCGTCGCGCCAAGAAGTCTCAACAGCTTCCGTCGTGTTTTCGCTTGGCGGAGGTGCTTGTGTGTCTGCATCCAGCTCGCTGGCTACCGCTGCCGACTCTGCTACTTCGCTCATATATCAACCCCTTGTTGCTGTGGTAGGTCATGTAACGGTGCGTAGAGCGCCGCTTTCAACTCATGCGCAACCTGTCGCTTGCCAGCCCACCTGGCCAGCTCGTGCGGATCGGCTGGCGGTGACGTAAACTCTCCCAGCAATTCAAAAAGATGAACCATCGCGACTGCGCTTGACGGGTGGTTAGCAAAAAACGTATGGCGAAAAGCTTGCGCAATCTCAACGCCGCTGAGGCTGCGGGCTTGTACGCCGACCGCCGTGCGTGCTAGGTCTTCGTCTATCTTCACTCCGCCTCGACCCCTTGCATTGCAGCCATCGCCGGTGCCGCGGTGCCAGCCACGCCGGCCACGCGCTCAGCAGCCTGCATGCCCGCTTCAAGCTGCGCCTGCTGGGCGCGCTGCTGCATCAGCGCCTGCATAGCGGCATCGTCTTTGGTTAATTCTGGCGGAAAATCGCCAGCCTCAGCAATGAACTTTCCAATCTCATCCCAATTAAAACGGTCCATTATTTCGGGCTTAATCTGCCCAATGGACAACACTTTTTGGAGGTTCTCGCTGACGGTAGCCTCTTCAATCTGTCGCTTTGCTTTCTCAACGGGCGATGCGAACCGAAACTCGATATCTGTGCCTTGTAGCGGCTCGGGGATTTGCTCGACAGGGCCGAAACCGCCATTGGCAAGCATCAAATTGAACGCAAGCTCAGTCATCGGCCCCGTGTAGTCTGATTCAAGCCTGCCAAAGACGGCGCCAATCTCACGCACAAACTCCTCGCGGCGCTGTATAACTTCGGTCGCCGTCATCGACGGCCCTTGCACTGGCAAATTAAGCACGTTTCGGTAGAACATAGAAAAGATTTGCTCGCGAGCCATCGTCTGTGCGTCGAGCCCCCAAGGGATGTTCGCCCTGCTTTCCATCTGCTGAAACGGCTGAGACATGCCCAAGTTCCGAATGGCCCGCGCGTCGTAATAGCTGACGCCGCCAGGTCGCAACTGCGGCGCGTTAACCATCGAATCGGACGGCAGCAGCCAGGGTGGGTCGACTGCTCTGTGCAGGCCTCGCAGCATGGTCTTGCCCATTTGCTGCAATGTCAGCGTGTCAGGCAGAGCCAGCACGCCCGGACCTCGACCATAAATTTCGCCACTGCGCGTATCCCACCGTGGAAAGAAAAACGGCATATCCTCAAAGCCACTCTCACTTACGAGATGCTTTGAAGTGACGTCGACCACGACAGAATAAAAAGGCATATTGAGCGCCCCTTTAAATCGAGGGCTTCGCTCGTATCGTGGACCCGTTTTCCAAATAAAATCGTGCTTTTGCGTAGACCGCTGTTTGCTGTTGTCGCTGCGCTTCAGGATGTCTTGCAGCTCTCGGCCGAGGTTCTCCGCACCCCACCGTCCAGCTGCCTGCTTCGCCGTTAGCTTTTCGACGACGTAATAACACTCCGGCTGGTTCAGAGAATCGACCTCGACAAAAACATTAGCCAGATGAAACGCTCGAAACATCAAGCCCGACCCGTCAGGACGAACGCCGACATAGCCAACGCCACTACCAAAGCTGACTATGTCGCCATCTATCTCCCCCGTCGCCTCGATGAACCGCGCTTTGGGATTGTATAGAGCGCGCCATAGCCGCTCCTCCGCCATCGACAGCCAGGCTTTGACTTCGCCGTCGTCCATCATGTCTTCGTCACTTGGCACGATGTCAAACCACTTGCCGGGGGCCGCGCTTTTTGGGCGCATCATAGCGCCCAGCGCATTGACCAGCCCACGCTGCGCAATGATCGGGGTGGTATCGAAAATGCGCTCAGTCCGCCGCTTGCCGTTACCCATCCCGCCCCGCGTGAACCCCATCCGCTCAGGCGCTAGAACCTCGCTGACCTCTTGCCACAACTGGTCAAGCTGAGTGCGCTCGCCCCTCAGCGAGCGCAAACCCTCAATAACGCCCTCTGCAGTAATTGCCATTAGCTCATTCGTCCGCCGCTATAGCCGCCACCTAATAGCTTCGCTCGCCGAGCCGACGGGTCGTCGCTTACATCGCCGTCAGTTAAATTTGTAGCAAGCAGCCCCCTCCTTCGAGTCGCCGCCACACGCTCTTCTTCTGCGCGTCGCGCGATGGACGGGTCTTCTGGCGTCGGCAACGGCGCTTGCGGCGCTGGAGATGGAGCCTTGCCGCCACCCATCAATGCCGACAAACCCGGCAGCAGAACTGGGTGACGAGTGGCCGCATAGGCGGCTTTTGCAAACTTAATCAATTGACTTCCCCTTTAGTGGCGGGTTAGCGCCGTTGTTGCTCAGATATTTGTACAGCTGCCACGGCGTGAACGCCAGCGGCGCTGACACCCCAAGCAGTGTTTTCACGGCACCGACACAATTCGACAATGCCAATGGCCACTTTGTTTCCGGCCTAATTCTGCGCGGGTACGCAAGTACGGTCATGCCGCTCTGTCCAGCGTAGAATTCTCCCAAATCGAACCCAATGTGCGCAATCGCTTGCGCGTGCGGCACCCCCTTGTAACCATCAAATAGCAGCCAATAGTCGCCGGACGGAAACGCCATAAAAACGTGCTTGAAGCCTTCTCGCAGATAAGGGTCAAGCGGGTGATTACTGCCTTTGCCGTGAAAACATACTATCGCGTTCAGCTGCAAATCTCTGTCGGCCGCCGATTCAGTAGTGCAGTGCGTCATATTCCACCACTGCTTGAGGCGCGCGCTTAGCCCTAACATGCCTCCCCCTTGCATTGCCCGCTGGCGCGCTCGCGATATCCAGTCCGCCAGCGCTCCACGCGTACACGACCGCGTCACCTCTGTCCGGGCTTCGGCCAAGCCGTTTCATCATGTCTTTTTTTGCCTCCACGTAAATCTTTGGCGGCTGTCCAGGCCTGACCTCATAAAGCGGCGCCGTCAAGTCAGCTTGCAGTGCGTTATCAGGCGGCAGCGCCACCGACATTCCGTTAACCGGGTCGAGAGCCTCGCGCAACATCCACCACATTTCTGTTCGCCGTGTTTGAAACATGAAAGACCCGTCTCGCGTTGCTCCGAAACTTTTTTCAGAACCGTTCATAGCCTCAAATGGCAGTCCAGCGTTCGCTAGCGACGTCTCCGCATCTGCGCCAACGCCTATAGAATCGACGCCGACAACCGCGCCATCGCGCAGCCGTGACGCGCAAAGCGCGGCAACCGTCGGGCCGTCAGGCGTGTCGCGCCCAGGCACCACCAGCAGCTCGCCAAAATACGCTCCCCAACGCGGCGCCAGCACGGTACTGTCGCGGCCACCGCGGGCAACGTCACACCCCAGGCTAGTCATTGCCGACACCACTTCGGGCCGCTTATTAGGCTCGACGACTTGCCACTCTCGCCACCGGTCAAACGCTTGCGTGACCCAGTCAGTCGGAATGACCTGCATGGCGTCATCTTCGCGAGCCGCCATAAAATTCCCATCGCGAATCGCCGAGCGCATGGGCTCTGGCAATGCGTCAAGTGTCGCGCGGTAGTCAGTATCTTTGAGAAACGGATTGTCATCTAGACTAGCCGGAATGTACGTTCTGCTGCGCGGCTTGTATGGTCGCCCCTCAATTTCTATCGTATCTGCGCCGTCTACCTCCACTTGCTCGCCGTTGTTGTCGGTGACAAACCACCGCAGCTCACCTGGCTTAGCCGGGTTTAAATGCGCGGGGTCGAGCCAGGGCGCGAACCACCTGACGATCCATTCCCCTTCTGCGCCAAGCGGAGGATTACTAGCGAACACAATGCGAGTCCGCTGTTTGCTTTCAGCATCAAGGTCGTCATCAGCTGCGCGGTTCCAGCCCATCAGGAACTGCACAACGTCCTCGCGAAACTGGCACGCCTCATCGAACGCAATTAAGTCGTGCGGATTGCCTTGCCACGTCTCAGCTTGTTGCAGGCTTGCCGCGGCGCCAAAATCGACGCGCCTACCATCATCCGTGTCGAACTTTGGAGGCGGCGCACGATTCAGCCCCTGCCGGGTGCCTGCGACCTTCACCAGCCGCTCAATAATATTGCCCAGGTCCGTGTACTGCGGCCGCAGCACCAGGGCGCGCTGATGCTCGCACAGCGCGAGCCCCACTAGCAAATCAGTTTTGCCGCCGCCGCCCTGGCCACCGTACAGCAACAAATCTGCATCGCTGAAATACGCCTCGGTCTGCGGGCCTGGGCTCGGAAACCATCGACGCTTTTGTGTTCGCGTCTGCACCAAGTCGTGCAGCTGCTCTCGCTCGTCGGCTGGCAGCGTTTCGATACGCCCTAGCAGCTCGTCAAGTAGCGTCATGTTCAATTGTGCCGCTGCTGTCCGGCATGCCGAGACGCAGCATAAATGCTAGCCGCCTGGCCATTTCAGTGTCCCCCATCATCACCACCGTTTTCTCAGTCGCCTGCTCGTGCTTGTCGATGTAGCCAAGCAGCTTTGCCTTGCCCATCGTTGCGCTGACCATCGACCCAGCTTGACCCTCCTGCTCGCCGATAGCACGAGCTTCTTCAAGCTCGTCAATAAGACTGTCGACCGTGATGTTATGACGCGTCGAATGGTTAGCCTGAATCTCGGCCACCCGTTGCATCACGTCTTCGCGGCTGGCTATTCGATGCGCCTTTCCCTTCGCGGTCGCCGGCGGATAGCCAGCGTCCTTGTACGCTTGCACTTGCGTCGCACCCGCAGCCCGTGCCTGCGCGAATAACTCGTGCGAATGATTGCTAAGCGCTTTTGCCATCTCTCCCCCGCAGGACACACTATTTCAGCGCATTCTAACTAAATATCCAACGCCATTTCGACAAATGCTAGCGCTTTCCCCGCTTTGATTTGACCAGCGGTGACGCGTAGAACGCGCCAGCCGTGAACCGTTGCCGTGTTGTATTTCTCGCAATCTTTCTCGAAGCCTGCGCCGCTAGTGTGCCGACCGACACCCCAAATTCCGCCCTCGACCTCAAGTGCGAGCATCCGCTCTGGCCAGGCAAAATCAAATCTCCAGCGCCGTGTGTGATGGAAACGATGCTCTCGCACCGGCGCCGGAAATTTTGCCAGCAACATCTGCTGGGCCATTTGCTCTTCGATTCTCGACAGGCCCGCGGCTGTCATCCCCCGCTGACGCGCCGCGCGCGTCACTCGTTTCGGCGTTCTTTTCTCAGCAACCACTCAAGCGCCTCCCGTTCGGCATTTGCGCGCGACATCTTCCCGTCGTACTCAAAGATTGCGGCCCGCTCGTCAAGCTCTTCGAGACGCATGGCCAATCGCTTGGCAAGCTCGACCGTCGTCCTGTCGACTCTCCCTCGTGACGACAGAATCATTTCGCAAATCTCCATATCTGTCATCGCGTCAAGCCGCTTAATTCTTGGCGAATCAAACTTCGGCTGGACCAGGTCCGCTTTGCCAAAGCTGGGCCGTGTTTGACCTTTTTCCATCTTTTTTTCCTTTCGCTTTTTTTGGTTTTCGCTGCTGGTTAACGCTCGTCGACGTAGGCATTGGCATGACTGCAAGCGCCGCTGCTGCCCGCAGCTGCCGCCGCACAATCTGTCGCGCCCTTTCTGCTGAGATGTCGTAGTGCTCACCAATCGTTTGATACGTGCGGCCTAATGCCATTCTCTCAAAAAAAATCTCCCAGTCGCGTTGTGAATACGCCGGCGGCGACAGGCGCGACAATTTTCTTCGCTGAATGCGGTCCTGCTTACCTATCTGCTTTTTCAGCTCTGACTCTCGCTCAGTCAGCTGCTCTCGCTTCCGGTCAAGCGCCTGCCTTCGCAAGTCGAGCGCGCAGATTTCTTTCTGCAGGGCCACCAACTTATCTCTGTCGGAACGAACATTTCGCTTTCGGGTGTCAAAATTTTGACCTTTTTCCATCCTTTTTCCCTCTCGATTTTCGTTTCGATTTTTGCTTCATAACGCTTGTGGAGATTGGCATCGGCATCGTCGCTAGCGCCGCCTCGGCACGTTCGCCGAGAACGTGAGGTCGGTAAGTTTCGCCCTTCTTCCGAGCTACATCCCACAGTCGCGCCGATGCCCGCAGGTCGCGGTAGAGCATGTCGCCTCTAGCCGGCGACTTCATGACACACCCACTTTGTGCGCGCTGAGCGATTTACGAGCGGCGACGGGCCGCTCCAGCCCGATCATTCCCATATATTTATCTCGATTAGCCTGTCGCTCCATGACTAGCCGAACGGTAGCACCACGCCGCCGGTAGTAGTTAGCCACGCCCGTAGCGTGCGCGCTTCCGCCGCCACGCAACGGTACAACCAGCGGATTGTCAACTTTTATAATCAGCGGGTAGCTAATTATGTAACCACTCGCGAGTTGCACGTGCATCCAGTCGCCCGCATACGCCTCACCGCTTTCGCCGCGATATTCAGCAATCGGAGCCTGCGGGATTAACCCAAATTTATCTTTGCTATTTCTCATTCTTTTGCCTTTTTAATGCCAAACAATTCTCGGCCTCGCGCCTGGAATTCTAGAAACGCCTGCCTAGCAGCCTCCAACTCGTCTGAGCTGGGCGATTGCTTTGCCCGCGGCGCAATCTCTACCGCATCAGCCGGGAACGCGTAAACTCTACCCGCAGACGCCATCGCCACATGCCTGTCGTATATCGGCTGCACCGCCCGCTTGGCTGCGGCTGCTGGCAACCGGCGTAGATTAAACACGTCAATTCTTTCGTCGGTTGCGACCGCGAGGCAAATCGGGTGCTGCCACCAATCCGCAAATGTGACGCCGTCCGGCCGACCGCCCTGACGGCAAATAATCGACACCGCTTCATCGAGTGTGGGTATCTCGCTACCAATTAGTTTTCGAAATTCCGCGGGCGATGACGGTGGCCATTCGCACCGTTTAGCCGCTTCCGCGAGCCCACGCCTGACGTCCGCAAGCCCCAAATCGGCAAGCGCATACGCCCACACCCGTGACCATTCCTCGACCGATTTCTCAGAATCGAACCGACTACTCCAGCGGTTTTTGAATGTGACCTCGAACCCCGCCCATATCATCCTCGCTGCCACGAGATTCGGCCGCGGCGCCCGCGATTCCTCTTCTGACGTAGTCAGTGAGCTGCTTAGCGCGGCTTGCGCTACTTGATGCACTCGCTCCATTGCTTTTTACTCCCGTGGTTCGCCAGTTATTTCGTTCCCAAGTTCGCACCGCTGCTTTCCAGTCACGCATTGAGTTGCGGCCGACGCGCCAGCCGTTCGCGGTGTAGTGGTCGAACCACGCCTGCGCATCCACTCCCCTGCCTCGTTCAGCGCAATAGGCGGACACCTGCTCAAGCGTTGGCCGCGCCTGTTTCGGCTTGGGGGGACTATATATAGGGGGGTTAGTTATTACTGGTGCTGGTGCTGGTGTTGGAGAGCTTTCGCCCTGGGTTTCCGCTGGGTTACCCAAACAAAACCCAGTGGGTTTCTTGGGACGCCCGCCCTTCTTACCGTTCGCAGCCGCGGCTTCAATTCGTTTCCTATCCGCATCAATCACTTGCTGCGCTTTCGCGTTAACCCAGCCACCGTCTGTCAGCTTCCAAAACTCGTCGAGCACAGACATCAACGCGCGCTCCTCGACTCGCGTTCGAGATCCGACAATGCGACGCAGTTTGTCGACAGATTGCGGTAAACCACGCTCAGTCGCGTAGTGTGCGTCGAGCAGCAGGGTGTACACGCCGTGTTCAACCAGCGTCAGATGACGGGTGTCGCGGGCGTAGTCGCCTGGATAGCGTTTGTAGTAATTCACTTTCTGGCTCCGCGAACCGGCAGATAGCAAGCTAATCTACGCGACTTGTAGCGATGACTTATCGCTCGCGCTCGAACTATTTTAAAACTGCCGATCAACATATCAATACACTCGTGTATATCAGGGTGGGCGAGCTCGGGGTGCCGGTCAGCCAGCATCCGCTTGCTGACGCCGCATCCATCATCTGTAATTGTTTTCAGAACCGTTGCCATCGCATTGAGTTGCGGCTTCACTAAAAACTCCCCAGCAGACGCCGAGGAGAAGCCAGGAGAGCTAGATGTCGTCTTCGCTCGCGGCCAGCAAAGCCGAATACACACGCTCGACTTTGACTATGCCGGGATTCGGAATTTCGCCCTGCTTCATTTTGGCCAACCAGTGATAACCGACGCTTGCTGCTTCTGCAATTTGCGCCGTGGTGAGCCTGCTTTTGCTCATCATCGACAGCGTCGTCGCTAGCCAGTAGCTCTGCGTGTCGTCCTCGTTGTTGTCGTTCATTATCATTCATTACCATTTGATGCCTCGCAATATAATACCACTTGCAGGGGGTAGCGGTATAACGTGGCGGAACGGCGGAAAGATGTGTGTCATTCTGCCGTATACCCATCAAACCAAGGTCCAAGCCGCCGGGTTCTTGCCCTATTCGCTGCCTTCATACAAGTACTAGAGCTTGTTTCAGCATCGGAGCAATGCGCTTGCGCTTGTTCCAATGTAAGGCCGCGTTTGATCGTTTTTGTGCTACGCCCGCCATCCTGGTACATACGAATAATTGAATACATATAAAAACTCCTTTCTATTACTACTGTTCAGAGGGCTTGCGTCCATTCGTCGCGGGCGAGGGTTAACACCTGCCTGCTATACCCGTAGTTCTTGGCAACCGCGCGCAGCATTTCGATTTCGCTGCGCTTCCGGTTGAAGCACGCTCGTGCGTGAAATCGAATCTCGTTAACCACTATCGAATTAACTTTTCTCTCAATCGCTTCGGCTACATAGCGTGTTGCTTCGCTCATCTTCTAATCTCCTGTCGTTCTTACTGCCTTAGCCCGCTCGGGGCGGGCTAATGTGAACCGAGATTTGGAGTAACTAATCATCTCACCACCCCTCGATGGAGGTTTCGTCAACCCTTAAGTGGCAATTAATTGCCAGTTTTTTTCCAGTACCCGTAAACCATCTTGCTCCGTGAGTCCCAAGTGTCATGCAAGACCCCGTTCTTAACGACAGAAAAATGCTTCGCCATTCTAAGAATCGCGAGACCCTCGATGTCGGAGTATCGAGCCTTTCTGCCTTCTAACTTAGGAGCAGAATGCCATTCCCAGCCAAGATCCTTGAGAGCCGCATTCATATCTTCCTTGAACACTCCCCTAGTTAAATTACCCGTACCCGCTCTACCAGCCTTACAAAAAGCCCGAAGCATTTTTCGAGCGTCCCCGTAGTTCATGCCAGCGGCGATAGCCAAAGCTCGGACAGCACAATCGTTACCCGGCTTAAAACCTGCGGCCTCCCTGCCCCCATCGGTGATATAGATAGACACCTTCAGGCCCCCATCTTCTGCTTCCGGACGATGAGGTAATCCCACTCGGCCCAGAGCTTGCGGGTGTAGTCAGTCTCCTGGTCGCGCCAGATATCAAGGGTCTCTTTGATGTCGGTCAGCGCATAGTCGATTTGCGCGATGGTCATCGAATTGAACTTGGCAGCGAAGTAAGTTGTGTCAGTCATGTTGTTTGCTCCTTCAATTTGTTTGGTGCGTTGTTGGACTCGTGATTAGTATAATAGTACGAACAGCAGCGTTTGGCGACTACCCATAAAGAGATATATTCGGAAAACAGCTTTAGCACTATTGTGCTTAAACGAACAGAAATTCTATACGGAACTAGCATAATGATTAATGAAAACCTCGCCCCCGTCGCCGCCGAACTCATCGAGCTTCGCGCGCAAATCGACGATTTTCGAAAACAGGAAAAGTCATTAGCCGCGCAGCTCAAGGCGGCAGGCCCTCTGACCATAGACCTTGGCCAGCACCGCGTGACGGTGACGGCGGAGAGCGCCAAAACAGTCGAGACAATTGACTGGCAGGCGATTGCCGAAAAGCTGAACCCCAGCCGCCAGCTGGTGACGGCTCACACCACGCACACCATTAAGGCCATCGCGCCCAGCGTCCGCGTGTACGGCCGTAAGGCGGCGTAGCCATGGAGTTAGAAGGCTTTTGGTTGGGCGTCCTTCTGGGCGCCCTAGCAGCGTGGCTGCTACCACAACTATTGCACGATGCGCGCGACGAAAAGCGACGCCAATCAATTCGGAGATTTA